AGCTATTCCTTAATGCCCTTGACGAAATAAGACTAAGCACAGCGTCTACCGAAAGATTGCGAGTCGAGTCCGGCGGCACAGTCAGGGTCTTCGGCGACCTTCAGGTGGACGGCACGACAACGACTGTCAATAGCACCGTTGTCACCATAGACGATCCGGTGCTTACGCTAGGCGGCGACACCGCACCAAGCTCCGACGATAACAAAGATCGCGGGATAGAATTCCGCTACTACGACGGCTCCGCGAAGATCGGCTTCATGGGCTGGGATGACTCGACCCATCAATTCCGATTCTTTAAGGACGCGACGAATAGCAGCGAGGTCTTTAGCGGAACAGATGGAGATTTGCGGGTCGGGGCTCTTAGTGCATACGGCAACATTTCCATCACCGGAGATAAAAGCATTCTAAACCAAGGTGATGCAGCCAAAGGCTCCATCCGGTTTTACGACCAGAGCGGCGGCATCATAATGCTCAACGGCGGGACTACCAACCCACTCCGTTTTGATAGCCACGTAAAATTCTTAGATGATAAATCCATTATAGATGGCGACGACAATACAATCTTTAATTTTTACACATCAGCTTACGACGGGGTATCCGCGCCAATTCTTAGGTTTGCGTCAACAATGGTTCTTGAGGGAGCCAACGCACCTTCCTTCCTGAGTCGTGATAACATCGTTCTGAGAATCGACAGCAACAATGACTCAACCAGCAACTTTTTCAAGGTCGAGCACAACGCCGGAACGGAGCTGTTTAAAGTAGAAGAGGACGGGAAGGTTACCGCTACAGGCACAATAAGGTCAGCAGCGGGAACGATTGACTTATCCCACGCGACTACGGGAAGCCAGACTAGCACGATCACTTCGGTTGATGGCAACAAGCTCAAGCTAGACTCTTCCTTTACTTTGACGGGTGAAGCAGGGGTTTCAATAAACCTCGACGCTCCGACTGTAAATATTAGCGGGTCTGCATCAGGAGGAAACGGCCTTGCCATAGTTGCGTCTGCAACTCCTGTCGCAAACAATACTACGTTGCATATCGGGGACGGCTTCGGTGATAGCATCGGATTCACCGGAAGAGCGCGTAATGCTACGCAGTTTTTCGTCAACAGGGACATTTCGTCGGGTGCAGAGGATCTTATTCGGTTCCAAGAAAACGGCACCTCCCGATTTGTAATCGACGAGTCAGGAAACGTCGGCATCGGGGGCATCACAGCTCCAGCCACCAAGGTTCACATCCTCAACGGAACGAGCAACGATCCGCACATTCGCCTCTCTGATCCGAACAGCTCCAGCACCAACGACGCTACCGGATATTTAGAGGTCTATCACGGCAACACCACAGGTAGAGCGGCTTACTTTGGAATGATTACCAGCGCCGAACTGGCGATGGCTACCACTACCTCAAACGGCAAGTTTCGAGTTTACACTGGAAACAACCAAGCCGCGCTTACCATAGACAACTCACAGCGGGTGGGGATAGGAACAACCACCCCAGCCTTTGATTTAGACATTCACGGTAATGTAAGAATAACAGATAACAAAATTTTACGCTTCGGTGAGGGGGATTTGCAGCTTCACCACAACACCGTTGACAGCAAGATCAACAACTTTACCGGCGATCTGACGATTGCGAACTTCGCCGACGCCAAAGACATCATCTTCCAGTCTGACGATGGGTCGGGAGGCGTGGCTACCTACCTGACCATTGACGGCAGTGCGACCAAAATTCAAGCCGACAAGCCCGTATGTCTTTCTGACGGCGTCTATCTAAATCTGGGATCAGGTAATGATTTCGACGCGAGGCACAACGGCACCGACTTTCAGGCTAGGTGTTCGACAGGGGACATGAACTTCATTCAGGCAGACTCTGATCAAGACATGGTGTTCCAATGTGACAACGGGAGCGGATCGCCGACGCCCTACATCACCCTTGACGGTAGCGAAGAAGAGGTCGTCGTCAGCAAGAAGATGAGAGCCACAGCTATCATCCAAAGCCCGTCATCAAGCATAACACCAGCAAACAATGGTGAGCTTGTCGTCGAAGCAACTACGAACAGCAAAATTACTTTTAAGTTGAAAGGGACCGATGGCACCGTTAGAAGTGCTATAATTACCTTATCTTAAATAGGAGAAAATAGTTGAACCCTAACCATTTTCCTTCTAGCGTCCCCCCATGGCTAACATCGAACTATCCGACGAAGAACGTCGCGCTCTCGCACAGCTCATTGACATCGCTGTGAAAGCAGGCGGCATCAACGTGGCTAAAGCTGCCACCCACCTATTCGATAAGATTGCGGTTGAAGAACCACAGCTTGAAGCGGTTGAATCCCCTGAAGGGGAGGATTCATAGGGTTAAGCGCCACGCTTAACCACTTGAAATCCAGCCCTGTTTGAATATACTCGACAGGTGCCTGTATCTAGGAATCAGCCCAGCCCGCAGCGGCAGTCGGTCCTCTCTTTCGTTTCACCGAAGGTAGCGGACCTTCTGTTTTTTGAGACGGTTGACGCGCAGAGAGTTGGTAAGACGCCGCCCGCATATGGGACTGCCCACCCCGATACCAAGAATTTTCCGAATCATAAGCTCTGCTATGTAAAACAAGCTGATGCTAATGGGTTATTCTATGAGTATTACTATGCCGCAGATAGGGACTCACAGGATGATTACAACTTTGAATTCAGCCAAGCCGACTTAGGAGGCAATGAATATGATACAGTTATAAGGACGTACGTACGCCTAAGATCAGATTTTAACGACACCGCTACGGCAGCTACTACTGATAGTACTAAGCATCAGAAAGATAACCCTAAAGCGGGGGACCAGATGCCCGATATCCCCACGGATCAGTTCGATGACTCGTACATCTTAATGACCCGACAGCAAAAACGTATTGGGGAAGCTGAGCTAGACGGCGTATTTGTTGTAGAGCAGCGAGTTTACTTCCGATACGAAGACAAGGTTACTTTTAACACCGATCTTGAGTTCAACGATGAGCTTAAGACCACAGAGATTCTAGCATACGTTGACAAAACAAACGTACCTACCAAAGCGGGGGACATAACATGGGCTGCGGATTCCTCTGCTACCAGAGCGAACTGGGGTATAAAAGCTGTCGATCTTACCGGAACTGTAAATGACGGCGTTTATAATTATGAGGTTGAGAGATTATCCACGGATTGGTGGAAGATAACCGAACAGCAGATTGTAGGATCTAATCTGTATAATGGTTACGTCTTCAAGACGCGGCAGAACTACTCATACCCTGCGGAGCTGATAGGGTTTAAGTTTACCACTATAGACAGACGAGACGGGTCCGCAGAAAACTCGGTTACAGCACAAGAAAAAGACGCGTTCTCTGGTCCTATTCTAATGACTGTGACGAGGAGGTGGTATGAAGCCGCCGCTACTGCAAACGGGATTGTAGAAGGTTTTGTAATAGACACATTCAAACCCCGTAGTGGTAGCTACTCCGGCGCTCTTTATAACCTCAGCTACTCTAATGTTCTTACCAAACCGTTTACTTTGATCGACACTGTAGGAACAGGACACCCTACATATAAGCCCGGAGCTTACGCCAACAACTTCTTCGAGCAGGGCAGCACCCCCACCGCCCAACCGGCCTCCGGCTCGACGGTCAATGTATCTGCATCCTCCCGCCAGTTTCGCGGCGGTTTTTTGGTCGAAACAGTAACGGGAGTAATTCCTTGATTATATGGCTGTTGAGTTAGAAAGAGCAGGAGACGTCGACACTCCTGACGTCAATCACGGTGATGGGAGAGTATCCGCTCAAAACAACCCACCCGAAAAACAAGAGTTACTCCACCGCCCCCACGCGTTCGCTTTGATGCATGGTAGTGGAGGGGCAAAGGTAGCCTACGGTGAATTGTTATATCGAATAGATGTCATCACTATGACCTTTATAGATGCTCCAGTAACTGGGGGGTCTGGGGGGAGCACCGGATCGTTCGTTCGTTGCCAAGCCGCAGGTCAAGAAGCCATCGGGAATATAAATCAAGTTGTGCCTAAGTTCCCTACTCATGATGGGACCGCGATGGACCCTAATATAAACGAGACAAAGTACCATGACTTAGGGTCTTTTGGAGACGTTTACTTGGTGTGGAAAGTTAATCTAGAAGAAACAGGGGTAGAGGTAGAGAAGTGTTGGGTACAGGTTGGGGTGCCTGCTGGGAGTGTTATCGCAGCTCACCCCTCAGATTTCTCTACATCTGGCCGGAGAACTGCCGGAAGCCCTACTCAGGCCACCGGACAGCCTGAAGGAGCGGACAAGGGTGTGTACTACGTAAAGTTAGGGTCCGTAAATGAAAGCGCGGAAGTCTCTCAGAAAGTGTCCAGCGATGTGTTCTGGTCCCCCACAGTTCTAGACCGTATAGAACTTTAACACATACACCGGCTCAAACCCCTATTCTTGACGGTCCAGACCTATTCTGGTAGCCTTATGTATGGCTACACTGACCGTTCAAGGTGTACAAGACGCGCTTATTGGCATTGCTGGATCACCAGCCGCCACCCCCGATGACTTTAGAAAAGAACTTAACATGGCTCTGCCACGGCTCTACAGCATGGGTATGTGGCGAGACTTGCTTTACGAGAAAGTAATAACCACATCTAGTGATACTTTCACTATACCCCCTGAGTCAGAGGCTATTATAAACGCTATCGTAGATTACGATTCTACTTCCACCGATTTCTCTTCTCCCCAACCCGTTCGCGCTCAGTTTCACGATTATAGGCTTAGTGGGCGGGACGATGACGGCAGTACACTAGCTATTTACGGGATAGTAGACGACGGCTATTCGGCTACTGTTGAAGAGCCTGTCGCTGGTAAGTCCTATAGATTGCGTCTTAGGTCTAGCGAAACTAACACGACACTACCTGTTAGCGGGACTGTTTTTGTAACTTATTCTGACGGTACGAATACTTCAGATCTTACTAAAGAAGAAGACGACGGCGGCAATAACGGGGGAAAGTTTACTTGTAACGGGGAAGACACTACAGACGAGTTTTTAACTACTAATGCGAAAGACATAACGAGCATAAGTGAGATACGAGTCGGGCCTGAACAACTATCTAAGCCAGTTCAGTTAGTGATGTTTGAAACAGCCGCAGACGGTAATTCATACGCTAACACACACGGTTCGGAAAGTTTCGGAGATTTGGTAGCGGCTACAAACCTACAAATGGCTAATCAAGTCACTCGTTACCGCAGGTATAGGGTGTCCAACGCGGACAAGAAGACTATTTCTATCCGATGCCTTCTTAAGAGGAAGTTCACACCATTATTAACGGCGAACGACGTTGTGTATATTTCCAGCCTTAGCGCAATCAAACACGCGTTGTTGGGGTCTATTGCCGAAACCAATGCCGATCTCGAAAGAGCTAACTATCACTGGGCCGTGTGTCAGCAGGTTCTCGACGAACAGCTAGACTCCCACCGTGGCGCAGCCAAGCCATCAATCTTTTTTGCTGCCGACCGAGGCAGCACCCCCAATCTCATGTAACTCCCAAACAATGATCGAATATATTACAGAAAACGTGGACACCCTGCTTCAAATCGCAGCTAGTGTAATCGCCGTAGCTTCTCTTGTTGCTACATTGACTCCAAACGAGAGTGATAACAAGTGGGTCTCCCGCGCTTCAGCAGTCATTTCATGGCTCGCCCTGAATGTGGGCAAGGCCAAGAGTAAGTGAGCGCATTCATCAGACTCCTGACTGCCGCCCTCAATGCCTACATTGAAAACATCCGACTCAAGCGTGACTCCCGCCTCGACGATCTTTACGATGAGCTTGATAGGCTGGCCGCTGATGGCTCTCCTACTAGCAAGCTGCGGATCGAGCGGGTGGCACAACGAATCAAGCGCGAACGCGAGCGCCTTATTCGATCCCCCGACCATCACATTGATTGAAGGGGAGCTTTACCACTTCTGCGAGGGTAGCTTAGTCGGTCGTCCGAATCACAGATTCCACAGCGATTACTCGTATCGCAGAGCAATTATTATTGGTGAGAAGTGATGTCTGATTCTTTTCAAGAAGCGGTAGAGAAAAAGCTTAAGCCCTTTAATCCTGAAGGAAGTGGATATGATTACGCTACGGCAGAAGCTCACGGTCTAAAACCGGATGCTGACGGCCATTGGCCAAGTAGAAGCCCTAAAACAGGGCAACTACTAAAAGGGCGAAAACACAAAACGTGGCACAAAACAGAAGAAGGGGAAGTCAATGCAGGTTACACTATTTACAAAGACCCTAAGTCAGGGAAATATTTTTCTACTGATGGTAGGTTTTTACAAAAACCATGATTAACACCCGAATATTTGATTCCCTTATAGGGATGGCCGCACCTGTCATAGGGCTGGTCACCAGCATGCAGGAACAATTTGAGTATTGGTTACGAGTAGGATCTCTCGTTGTTGGCATAGCGGTAGGAATAGCATCTCTTTACAGACTCATTAATAAATGAAAATTGGTTTGGCAGTAGGGCATTCCCGTCAAGGCGATGAAGGAGCTATGACTTCAAGGGAGTCCGGTTACTCTATTTCAGAGTTTATGTTTAACTCTGATTTAGTTCGCCGAGTGGCGAAAGGGCTACGCGTAGATTATGTTATCTATGATGACTACAAAGAACCTGATTATGTGGGGGCCGTAGAATATCTGGCAGATCAACTTAAAGAGGACGAGGTTGATGCTGTAATAGAGTTTCATTTTAACGCTGCCACCCCCACTGCGACAGGCCACGAATGGCTTTACTGGCACGCGAGTAAAGGGGGGAGTGAGCTTGCCTACGCCCTCAAAAAAGAGATGGAGGAGACCTACCCCGACATGAAGTCTAGGGGCGCAAAACCCCGAGCTTCTCGGCAGAGAGGTAGTTACTTTCTAAAGAAAACACCGTGTGTTGCCGTTATAGGAGAACCCTTTTTTGGCAGCAACTGCGAAGAGTGGCAGATGATTAACAACAATAGGGGCAAGCTCGCCGGAGTTTATGCGAGAGCCATTAATAAATATGCTGACGGATGACTGCCCCCAAAAGCATAACTATGGCTGGAATCCGAGTTCGGGTACAGTTCAGAGATTTGGGGGACGACGATTGTTACGGCCTTTACTCACATCGTAGAAAACTAATAACACTAGACAAAACCCTCAAAGGTAAAGACCTATACGAAACACTACGGCACGAAATGATACACGCAGCATTCGCCATATCTGGTTTGGGTTACTGCGAGCGTTACGAAGAAGAAGCGATTGTTCGATGCATGGATGAAATTTTCTTCCCAGCTTGGGAAAGAACCTCAAAACGACTAACTAAAAAATGAAAGGTGTAACACACTACTTAAAAGACGGGACCATCCACAAAGGAGGGTCACATAAAATGCCCAATGGAGAAGTCCACACGGGTAAAACTCATAGCGATAAAAGTCAGAAGCTCTTTCATTTTGAAGAGTTGAGTGACTCAGCTAAGAAGAAAGCTAAGGGGTCGAAAGCCGCTCCCAAAAAGGCCGCAAAGAAAGCCGCAAAGAAGATGACCAAGAAGGAGAAAAAAATGGATTTCTTGCAGGCCGTAGCAAAGAGAATGGATGGAGGAAAGAACTATGGCTAAGAAAAAATCTACAGTCAACAAGGCCGGTAACTACACCAAGCCGGGAATGAGAAAACGCTTGTTCAAAAGAATAATGGCGGGTTCCAAAGGCGGTAAACCCGGACAGTGGTCGGCGAGGAAAGCGCAGTTCTTGGCTATGGAATATAAGAAAAGAGGAGGAGGTTACACCTCTTAGACTATGAAAGCTTCTCAGAAGTCCCTTAAGAAGTGGACCGACGAAGACTGGGACTTTTACACCGTGTCGGACAAAAAGAAACCCCGTAGCAAGAGGGGTCGGTATGGTCCGAAGCGCGTAAGAGATAGCCTATCCTCTTCAGAGAAAGCCGCCGCTAATGCGCGGAAACGTAAAGCTCATTCTAGGGGTAAACAAACCGCCAAGTACACCGACGCTGAAAGACGCGCTCATGGTTTTGTAGAGAAGAAAAGAAAGAACAAGCAAAAGAAAAGAATGGCATGACACAGAAACGATTTAAACGATTACCGTCTGGTAGGATATCTTACATGGGTGAGACTTATCCGGGCTTCAACAAGCCTAAGAGAGCACCCAAAGGATCTAAGAAGAAGTTCGTAGTCTTAGCCAAACAAGGGAACAAAGTGAAGAAAGTATCTTACGGCCATAGGGACTATAGCGATTTCACTAAACACAAAGATCCCAAAAGAAGAGCCAACTTTCGCGCTCGCCACAACTGCGCCTCTGCTAAAGACAAAACCACGGCTAGATATTGGGCATGTAGCCGTCTCTGGTAATGAGCCGAAAACTCCCCCGTCAGTTCTCTAAGAAGCGGGGATGTCGGCACATAGTGTTCACCCCATCTTCAGAGAATGTAAAACAAGCCTTTGAGCGCAGTCAAAAGCTAGGTATTACGCCTAGCTCATTTACTCGGGGGCTTGGTCGGATGACTGGATTTCTAGGTGAAGTAGCCTTCGGTCTTCTTTACCCTGAAGCCCGTTACGTAGGTGGGCGTAGCTTTACGCACGACTATTGTCTCGGCGAAAAGAAAATAGATATAAAGTCTAAAACCTGTAGCAGCCGACCCCAACCTCATTTTACGGCTTCTGTAAACTGCCCCGCCAGCAAAGAGCCCGCTGCGGAGTTTTATTACTTTGTTCGAGTGCGTAAAGATCTTAGCAAGGTATGGCTCCTCGGTTGGTTACCGACTAACCAGTTGCTAAGCAGGGGGTGCTACAAGAAACGGGGGGAGAAAGACGAAGATGGTTTTAGCTACAAAGTAAGTGGTTACCACGTACCTATCAAATGTCTTCGCTCTCCCTCCTCGCTTTGATGATGGCCGCAACTCCTTTGAGTTTTCTTATATCGTCTTCCAGTCTGCTTCTGGTTGTCGCGTAGTGTTCGATTCGATTAGTGAGAGACCGATAGTCTTCTCTGATTAATTGAATTCGAGTCTCCACTCGTTCGAGGTCGGCGTACTCATCAAGGTATTCGTATGTCTCCGTATTCGACATACTCTTCGTTAAACCGCCGCTTCCGATATGTCAAAAGTTTTCGCTAGGTTAATCGTCCACATCTTACCTCCGCCCTTCCCTTTAGAGAAAACAGGTCGGACATGTGTGTTGTTTTTTCCAGCTTCTTCTAGCGAAGCCATACCGCGCCGGACGAACTCTAGGTTGTGACTCATGCCAACACTTCTACCATTGTTGAACTCATGCAAAAGGACCTGAAACTCTGTGAGTGTCCCCCGCCACTCTGGGATGGTGTCGTTCTGCTCACGACATCTCTTACAGAAGAACTCGACCAGCTCGGCTATAGAGGACCTGCTAGAGTTGTCGTAAGCGGCAGAAGCCACAGATTCGTCAATGAAACTAGCGACCCCGAATCTTCCTCCGACCATAATTTCTTCAGGAGGATCCCAGTCTAGTAACCATCTCCCAAAATGAGGCAGCTCTTTTTTGATGGTGGCTTCTACTACACTGTTAGCTGGGAACTTACTCCTAGCATCATCCCGAACACGGAGGGCCATCAGCTTATCTCGGTTGCTGCTGTCTAGAGCCGGTATAACCGATAGGCTATTCGCGTCCATGTTTAATGATAGGATTACACGACCAGCCCATGGGACTGATAGCGCGTCCGCATACTTGGCTTGATACTCAACACGCGGATTGGCTACTGATCTTTTGATTAGCTCCGTAGCCTTCCGTTGGTCTTGGAAGCTGGCGGCTGATGTGGTGTCGTCGATTACCCATGCAGCAACCCGACCCAAGTCTTTGTTGAATTTAGTTTGCCCCGATAAGTAGTCACTAGCGTCAGCATAACCACCTACTAATCCTGAAATGACTCTGTTGGATAGGAGGCTTTTACCCTTGCTGGTGGCCCCCACCAATATGAGCGCCTGCCCCTGTGACATCTTACGCTCAATGACAGCCTCATAAAATCTTTTGAGCCACGCGTAGAAGTAGTTTACCGTGACCACGGGGGTGGAGTTCTTGAAGAGCTGACCCAGCCAGTCATGGATAAACGGCCAGTGGGTAGGATCCCCATCTGTTTCGGGTTCTACAGGAGCTATGTTAGCGTTGTTAAGTATCCGTTGGCTATTGTAGGACACCACACGGTCCTTAGAGAATATGACCGGAGCGATCTCGTCTATGCGGTTGTGGTTACTTATTGTCAGGAGAGCCGCCTCAACTTCAGTTAGTGCCTGACCTTTCTTGGGTTTCATAGAGAACCCCGTCTGCCTCAGCTCTAGGATAAGCTGCTCTTTCGGGATTGTTACCGCAGAGCTGTATAGCAACTTGAAGAAATTTCTACCGTTGAACCAGTACTCATCCAGAAGATTACCCATCTTGGTCTCTTCATAATCCGCTACAAACTTAGCGCCAAATATTTCACGCCAACTCATGAAGCCCTTCCCAGCTCTGTCCGAGTAACAGATCATCCCGTCCTCAGCTACCTGACAACCCTCTCGGTGAATGCCATCGTCTATCCAAAACAACGGACCTCGGGCACCGATCTCTACATCTCCTATCCATCTATTGGGAAACTGTTTATCAATCTCCTCAGCAACTACTTCGATTGGGATCGCAGTGTCGTTTGTTGTAGGCGGCTTCATACTCGCTGCCTTAGTAAGAGCTGTTTGAATGGTTGCGCTAGACACAACCCCACCCATGTTTACCCAGTCTTCACCCAACTCGAAATATTGAGAGGCTCTCAGAGAGGACGAATCAAAACCCGCGAACACTCGGTCTACCTTTACTATGTTCTTGAGACATTTGATGAAGGTATCAAACATTTCAGGAGCGATTGGTAGGCTCTTCTCAAACTCCCACACAAGCCGTATGTAACCAGACTGTGTTTTAGATCTCCATGTGGGAGGGTGGCTGGAACACTTGGCAGAGATTATAGCGTCTACCTCAGTCCAGTTTACGGGCGCGTCGTAGTCGGCGACAATTCCGTGTATTACATTTGGTGGGTTGTCTGTGGATATGCGCTTAGATGGAGCGCTCCCTTCGATTAGGCTGTAAAAAACATGGTCGGTTTTGGCGTCAGCGCACCATGACCTAAAGTCAGCTTTACTGGGGAACTTAGGTTTTGATTTATTTAACGCGGATATGTCCGATGTTTTATAGCATTTCGTGTCTCTTAGGTTTTTTATGTAACGGTAATTCATTTGGTATATCGTGATAAGATTGATCCTTCGGCAGCTAGTGGGATGTCGGGTATCCAGTCAGGGGGCTCCGACATTATTTTCAGAATATGCTGCAAGGACTCCTCAGCTTGATCTGCGTCAGCTTCGATCACTACTTCATCATGCACATGTAGCACAATCTTGTAGCCCGCCTCGTCTATCCTGACAAGCATATCACTGAAAATGTCTCGGGCTAAGGCTTGGGAGGCGTTCTCTGCCACGAACCCACCCCACATCTTGACGGCTACATTTTTACCGTGGCGCATTAAATATGCATAGTAGTGACGGTCCTCACCCTTCCCGTCTGATCGTATAAAACCGTAGTCCAGATGCCTTTTGCTGGGGAGATCTACTGTGAACGGAGTCTCAGCCCCGTTCACTGTTAAGTTGTAGGCACAAGATATTCCTGAGTTATAGTCACTCCAGAGTCGTGTGATACTCCGCATTGAGTTTCTATATAGATCCACAGCGTTGTTCGCTTCTTTTTGAGTCATCCCCGCCATTTGTGAGAATCTTTTCTTACCTGCACCGTAACCACAGCCCAGAACCATCGCTTTTATTTTGTGCCGAAGTTTAGGCTCTTGTTTAAGAGATCCTTTTTCAGTGTCCCATTGACCGAATCGAATCGCAAATGCCTCATAGATGTCTTCCGATTGCTCAATTTCTTTGAGCATCTTCTTGTCCTCAGCCAGCCAGCAAAGTGTTCTTACCTCAATTTGGCTAAGGTCGGCCACGATTAGTTTCTTACCGGGTTTGGCCGCGATGAGATTCCTCAAGTTTACCCCGAACATCTCGTCCCTTGGTAGGTTCTGTAGGTTTAGATTACCCCCACTACCACTGAAGCGTCCTGTATGAGCCCCATAATACATGAGGCCACCGTAGTATCGGCTATCCGGCATCGTCGCGTGGTCAAAGCTCTCCAACTTTTTCTTGAGAGAGTTTATACGTCGCCAACTACGAACGGCATCTATCCATGCGTGCTTCTTACCATAGTAGTCTATCCATTTTTGTGCCTCTTCATCTGTAGCAGCTAGACTACCGGGAGGTTCAATTCCTTCAGTCCTACACTGGTCGTCAAAAGCCACGCGGCTCAGAAGAGGTTTTTCACCAAGCCACGGTATGTTCTCTTCAGCCTCAAACAGTTTACCTTTTATTGTTTCGAGCTGAGTCTTCAGCAAGTCAGCATCGATGGGTAGTCCTCGTTGAACTATCTCTCTGTTTAAACGACTTATGACTCTTTCTGTTTCCGGCCACGCAAACTCATGGTCTAACCAAATTTTTAAGCAAAGCTCAGAGTCGACCAAGGCGTAGTCGCTAACCTCTTTACGGAACTCGTCCGTCATCTTTTCCCACCTCTTCCCGCTCATATTATCGCGGGTGCTTTTATCAACCTTTACCCCCAGAGCAACTTCCGCAGCACCTTTAAGGGCGCGAGGCATGTGCATATACGCCGCCATATCTGCGGTACAATGCCACTCGGCTGGTTTGACTTTGGGCCACCACGACTGGGTAACGCCATATAGATATAGGGTTTCATCAAAAGATGCGTTATGACTTAGTACTACGTTATCAGTTAAGATATCCCATTGAAAGTCTCGGGGGTGCCCCACGAATGAGGTGCCGTCTGTTCCAACCACGGACACCATATATGCGTCGAAGTCGGGGTGAGAAAAATATCCGAGAGGACCGAGTGTCCTGATACTACAGGACTTGTCATAGTATGTCTCGTAATCGAGGGCATAGGTTTCCATAATTCAAAGAGAGGCCCCCACTGGAACTGAACGAAAACCAGTGGGGGCCGGTATGGGTGGGTTCAGTTTTATGCGATTACTGAACAGGAGATGAATCACTAACCAGAGCTTACGTCCCCGCCGCAATTCCTTACCACCCAAATTTTTACTCGGAGTTCTCCGCTGCTTCTACGCATTCCTTGAACGGCAGTTCTAGCTGCTCCAGCTCCAAGCCTAGTTTCTCAAGGAGACAACCTTGGACCGTCACTAACTTGAGCCTGCTCATTTGAATTTCTTCGAGCTGCTCATCCAGCTTTGTAATCATTTGCTGGAGCATTCTTGCCTCGTTAGTGAGGACTTCAGTAGTTATTTTTTCGTCAGACATCTTACTTACCGTTGAAGTCTGAGATCCATTTTGAAACGGCCTCGGCAGGCGCGTTCTGCGATACGGTCAGCATAGGAGCAAACCAACTGTATTTACCCCTAGTGATGGGGCACGACTCGAAGTTCCACAGGATTTCCCCGAGATTCTTGTCTCGGTTAAATGCTGCATAAGTTGCGAGACGCTTGAAGGTCTGCCTATAGGCATCCTTCGCTACGTTGATTTTGCCCAGCGCATAATTACGCTCCCCGATTCCGAACGGGTAGGCGTGATCATTGGAGCTATCCTCTGGCTGCTGGAACAGCAGAGTAATCTCTGCAAACTCCAACAGGTTGTATTCCGAAGACTCAGCGATACGCGCCCGATCAGCCTCTGTGTAGGCGATCTGCGGCATCACATCGTCGTCGAAAGGCACATCCTCGCGCCATCCTTTGGTAGCCGACAGAACAGACACTTCTGTCGCGACCTCCGGCTCAGCCATGATGTGCTTCTTATCTAGAACGACACTCCCAAAGGGGGCGTCGATGTCACTCGTCTTTTGGACGATGTTCAAGCGGGGGATATCAATATCCGAGGCGTCAATAATGAAGCCAGCTTCGTTAGGGATCATCCCTGCTTTTGGTGCGGCTGCGAGAGCCGTGGTATCATCACTCATGTTTCGTGTTTCTTGTTTCCTGTTACGACTCACGACAAAGTGTATCGTGTGTCTGATGTTTCGATAATGCCCGCATCTTGACATGCGTCAACGAAATTTTCAGATAATTTTCTCTTACCTCCTTTTTCGGCTGTATCTCCTATAGCCTTAGCGAGTTTCGCCAGAGGAATATTTGCGTGTTGGAGCACCTCTTCGGCACTTACCCCGAACTCAGATGCAACTTCCAGTAGACTTTCGTTGTCTGTTATCTTTCGAGAGGACCCCATACTCCTCAGCTTGAGGGAGGGATATTCGGTGCCGTCTTTGGCGAGAGCCACGGCCTTCTTTTTAAATCTGTCGGCCCAGTTAGAAACGATCTTAGCAATAGCCCACAACTGCTCCACGATCTCTGGGTCTTCTGTTTCTTCGATGTCTACGTCTGGTAGTTGCGGGTTGATCTTCTTAGCTACTTCGATGACGAGACCACCGAGAGCAGGACAGGAATCTTCGTGGCGGCAGAACCTACAGTTCACATTCGGTGTGAGGTCATCGAGTGTGGGAGTTCCTTGATCCCATTTGGGGCGGATTTTCTCTGCTCTCTTGATTACGGAACTAAGCTCCGAAACAATTCCGTCTACGTCGCTGCGCTCAAACGTGTGGTGAAGACTGGCGTTGTGTTGTGGGACGTAGAACACAAAGACTATCTCTTCGATGTCTGGGAACTTTTGAAAGGCCCCCACTGTATATGCTTTAGCCTGCCAGTTCTTTTCTGGTGGGTCGATGATACTGATTCCTGTTTTGTAATCAGCCATCACGGCCTTGGTGCCGGAATCAAGAATCAGGAATCGGTCACAGGTTCCCCATGTGCCTGTGCCGTCTAGTTCTACGTCTACCTGTATCTCGTTGTGCTCCTCTTGTATCCCAGAAAAATTATCCATGAACGCCTTCTCCATGTCCACGATCTGATCGTAGATCTGTAGCTCTTGCTCGTTGTGTAGAGCAGAGGGGTCATGGACTTCTAAGGCTTCGTGAATGCGGGTACCCATTTCGGCAGCCGCGTTGGTGCCATCTCTGCCGTGGTAGCCAGCACACCCAGCCACATACTTAAGACTGGAGGGGCTAAACTCTGCGTGCCCGCGTGAGCTGTGGTCTGGTGTATTCATTCTCCGTGTAGTTCTTGGATGTTCTTTGCTTTGCGTTGCACCGACGCCATAACAGATTCTTCGACTGTTCCTGCGGCGACTAGGATCTTTTGTATAGAGTCACTCTTAGCCCCGTTTCGATGTATCCGACCTAGGGTTTGTAGGTAGCTTTTAGCATCAAACGTAGGGCTTATAAGAGATATACGGGGGCGATTACCGTGGGTGTCGTGAAGAGAAATACCCGTACCTCCCGCCGCAATATTAGCCACAATACAGTGCGTCTCATCGGACTGAAAGTCATCAATCACAGTTTGTCTTTCCTCCGCTGACTGCCCCCCTTCTATCCTACCGCATTTTAGTAAGCTACACAGAGAGTCCACAGTAGCTTTGTAATTAACGAATAGGACCACACTGTTTCCTTCATGAATAAGATCGTTTGCCGTCTCTACCATTTCAGCGACTTTGAAAGATTCGGCTAGTTGTCTCGCTCGACCGAGATTAACAATTAAATGTTCACTGTCTGACACCGTCCCTTTCTCAATGTAGTCGGTGATAATGTCGGGTGTTATTCCTAACTCCTCGTATGCGTTCATTATTTTCTTTGAGTCTTTGAATTCAATAGGCTCAACAAAGATCATATTGTCGCGGAAAGAATCTGGGAAGTCTTTGACAGAGAGCTTGTAAGCACACTCCCCATACATCTCTGAATGTAATTCTTTTAAGGCGTTGCTCCTAAGCAGCTTCCAATTATTCCACTGGTCTTTGTAACATCCTTTTTTACGCATCCACTTGAACCAGTTCTGTAGGGGGAATACATCTTTGTTCAGCGAATGGAGACCCAGACAAAACCCTAGTGCCCTCATCTCTGCGGGGGTCTCACTCGCGGTGGCTGACATTCCGTGAACTCTGTATTTTTGCAGAACTAGAGAGATAAGTAGTTGCGCGTTGAGTGTGAACGGACCCTTCGCTTTATGGATTTCATCTACGAGCACAAAGGTATCTCGTGGGATTAACCATTTAAAGATCTTCTTACCTTTGCGGGTCATGTATTGAGTGTTACCTGTTCGTATCTTCTCGTAGTTGAGAACAAAAATAGGGTCGATACCAAACTCTTTGAGTTCTCTTTCCCAACTAGGTATAACAGCCTTGGGGCAAATAACGGCTACGGGGAACCCGAGCATTTTTGCGAGGTAGCAGGCCACTACGGTTTTACCACAACCGGTATGAGACCCGTCTAGGGTGTTTATCCTACTTAATAATTTGCTTAGGAAAAAATCCGCTGCGTCTTGTTGCCGTGGGTAAAGTGATTTCACGGCGGCGTGTTTACCACAGATTATGTGGGTAACCAGAAAATTATTTAATTTATTTTCTCAAAGAGGTAGCGGGCTATGAGATAGGCGTCAATCATCCCGTCATGAGGGGTGCGGCATCTCTTGTTCTTTAGCCAGTTCTCTTCAGGGGCAAGACGCTCTGCTGTATTCAAGGCCGCGATCTTAGTAAACCCTTTAGCGGTGTTTCCTAACATCTGCTTTTGCCATTTGTGTACGCTAATCCGATTAACTTCGTAACCTCTGGACTCAGCCATACCTAAAAGCTTACCAAAGCTTAGAGCCATAGATCGAACAGCTTGCGAACTTTTCGCGTGGGCCAATGGTTCTTCGATTGCTAGTGTGAACGGGGTGCATAGATCCATCAACCAGCCATGAACTTTGCGGACATCTACTTCTCGTTTCTTAGATCGCTGCAAACAAGGCATTGCTACCTTGTCGATTATAGAACCGTCGTGTTTAGAGATAGCACAAAGCCCTCCGTCTAATCCGTTGTCTACGCCTACGATCATACAAGTTCGTCTATTAGCTTAGACGAGACTAGCAGACCATTACCTGATTCGGGAACGAAAAGATCCATATTCTTTTGCAGGCAGCGGAGGAACCCTACCTCTTTTCCTGTTTTAGGAATCACCCGATAAAAGCTCCCGACAAGTTCAACTTTCTTAAACTTGAAATCGTTTATGTCGGGAAGCGGAACTTTCACCATAGCGGTAGGTTTTACCGCTTTCACTTTATTTGGAAACAACTCACTCATCTGCGAGGATACTTGTGTCTAAAAAGCATGGTGTAGAAGGGCCTAAGTAAGTTCTTACAAGAGTATCTAAAGCTTCTTGTGCTAGGTCTTCGGTTAAATCGTGTTTCTCCTGAAGGATAATCTTTACCATGTTTATGCTGTAACATGCTCGGGGGTGGGTGTCCGCTCCTTCGATTACTCCAATCAAAGCGTCTTGCAACTCAGCTAACAGTATGAATGGTTTCCCTTCGTCTTCATCCGGTTCGTCTGTGGGTTGTATGTGGGCTAACCTGTCAAAAGACAGATCATCCATACGCCCAGAGCCGAAGTCATCGAAGTTGTTAATCATTGTCTGGGTCTATATCTATGACCTTTTTAGGGGAAATAGCACCTCCCCCTCTGTCCGCTTTGGTGTTATTGAGAATAGATATGTCTATTTGCATGGAGCTGCTGCCCCCACCTTTGGCGTTTAGACCTAGATTCCTCCGTATTAGCTGGTCTAGTTCCGACAGCTCTCTGACAGTCTTAGGACCACGAAGATTTTTTACACTGTCTCGTAAAAGCTTTATACCCGCTGCGGCAATATAGTGCTGATACTTGTCAGCAGGGGTAGACTGCCTCTCGGCAATCTCCATCATAGACTGATCTTCTTCGTTTCGAGCGTCGTGCTGAGCGCAAAGAATAGCTTCGTCCGTCATGTTTTCTAGTTCTCCATCAATGTCAGCCCCTAACTGGTCGACGGGAGGTTCGCTACTGACTACAGGAACGTGCGGCACGTTACCCCCTTTTCTTGGCGGAAGACCCATCGCTTTGAACCAACGACGCACAGTTCCTGAATGAACTCCAAGTTCGCGTGCGATTACGTTCATCTTGTAGTTCTTCTCGTGCATTTCTAGAGCCCTTTTCTTTAGCTCGTCTTTGGGGTTGTCACTCACAAGAACTGTAATTACTTTCGTGGTTTAATTATGGCTTCAAAGAAGAAGACCTACAAGCAGATACTAGAACCGAGTATTGATCCGAAAAGTAAACGCATGGATGTTGGCGGGTTACTCATACCCCCTACAAGTTTAATTACTGCTTTACTATACGGATTTGCACACCACACACATGCCAAGGCAAAAGAGTATTACTTTTGGAGAGTGTGCGACGAGTTGTGGAATCATCCAGACCTTCCTGAAAAATTGATGGTGAGGCACCCATGGGCCGAAGAGATGATTCAGTGTGCCATCGAGCATAAGTATCTAGCGATTGGTGGGTCTGCTTCTTCAGGAAAGTCTCATACAATGGCAGCTTGGGGAATAGTTAATTGGTTATCTCAGCCTAAAGACACGCTTGTCTTGATGACTTCTACTACTTTACGTGAAGCGCGGAAACGTATCTGGGGATCGGTCATGTCTTTACTTACAGTGATTGAAGGGGCTCCAATAAAAATCAGGGACTCTATTGGTAACGCTGCGTATGTAGATGAGAATCAGACTTTGATTGAGCGGGCGGGCCTCAGCCTTATTTCTGCTGAGAAATCTAAGACTCGTGAGGCTGTAGGAAAATTTATTGGTATAAAACAGAAACGCGTGATTCTCATCGGGGATGAGTTGTCGGAATTATCCGAAGCAATTTTACAAGCTGGCCTTACCAACCTTTCTAAGAACCCTGAGTTTCAACTTATCGGTATGTCGAACCCAAATAGCCGGTTCGATGCATTTGGTATATGGTCACAACCTAAGAATGGCTGGGATTCTGTAGATACAAACACATACGATAAATGGGAAACAAAGTGGGGTGGACATTATCTTAGATTGGATGGTGAACGCTCACCCAACATTGTCGCGGGAGAAACTGTTTATCCATGGCTCCCCACACAAGAAAAGCTTGATGAGGATAAAGCTCTTCTGGGCGTGGAGTCTCGGGGCTATATGCGAATGGTTCGTGCTGTTTTCTTTGATTCAGACGAGACCACAGGCATTTACAGTGAATCAGAGCTTTCTACGTCTGGGGCTATGAACAAAGTGGAGTGGGCCGGAAAGCCCACGTACATTGCTGGGTGCGACCCCGCATTTACGAATGGGGGTGACCGTACAATTCTGTACACCGCAGCCGTGGGGTACGATAAATCCGGTCAATACGTAATAGAGTTCGGGGAAGCCATACATCTTAACGATGACGCTACAAATAAAGCGGTTCCTCGAACTTATCAAATTGTCAGGCAAATTAAGGAACACTGCCAGAAACGAAACATATCCGCAGAAAACGTAGCGGTTGACGCTACTGGAGCGGGAGCCCCTTTCTGTGACGTTCTGGCAGGGGAGTGGGCAGGTAATTTTCTTCGAGTAAGCTTTGGTGGGAAGCCTAGCGACAAGCGGGTGAGTCTTAGCAGTAAGCTCACAGGCGCTGAAATGTACACAAATCGGGTGTCCGAGATGTGGTTTGTGGGAAAAGAATTGATGCGAACGAAACAGATGTTTGGAATACAGGCTGATTTAGCACAGGAAATTACGGCGCGAAACTACGAGCTAGTTAAAAGCGGGTCGCTGAAAGTAAAGATTGAGCCAAAGCCTGAATTCAAAGGACGATTTGGAAAGAGCCCTGACTTAGCAGATGCTGCGTTTCTTGCCTTAGACTGTGCTCGCCAGCGTCTTGGTCTTGTAGCGATTGACCCACCTCAGTCAGGATCGGGTCCTGTTCGCCCGCCTGTGACCATCAAGCAGTTAAGTGGAGCTTTGCAGAACCCTGACGCGGTATTGCTGGATTGACTTTTAAACCCTGAAATATAGTATCAGGCATGAGTTCTCTTCTTAATAGAATCTTACAAAGGCGTGAGGAACAGAAACGTCTGCGGATGCAGATGGCAGCGAACCGCCAAAAATCTATTGCTAATTTTAATACAAAGAAAAGAGAGCTAAGAGAAAATAATATAAGTAACTTTGGAGCTGGAGCTAATCCAAAGACTCCGGGCTTAGATAGACAGGATGCAATGCAAGGGGCGAGCTTTGGGGGCAACACTGCTTTGGCAGGTTCGGTGGCTACTGGGGTAGGACAAGATACTAAGAGAACGGTTTCTCCAGAATCAAGTAAGTATGGCCAAGAGGCACGAGGTGCGGCGAGAGAAGGTGATCTTGCAGGAGCAGCGGAAGCGCGGAGGAAACAAGAAGAAGCTCGTAGGAATGAGCCTAATATTGTCAGCCAAGAACAACGTAGGCGCAGAGATCAAATTCAAAGACAAGCGGACAGACGGAAACGACAGGAAGAACGGGTAAAAAATTTAGACAGAAAGGCGGCAATGGCGGAAGCAAAGAAACGAATCAGAGAGGCCAAAAAAAGAGAAGAGGCCGATAAAAAAGACTAACTAAGGCAGTTGTGGCTGAACCAGACTTAAGAAGGGGAGTACGCGCCCTGAAGAATACATTTGGGATGAGGTCTAACCTCACCTCTGACGAGCGTAGAGATCTTGAAATGCGATATCAGCGCGATGTGGCACCACGCGTTGAGAGTATTACAAATACGTACGACCGCATAACAAAACGGTTAAATGATCGAGAGATTGCGGACCTTAAGAAGAAAGAGCTAGAAGCGAGTATCGCCAAGTTAAAGGGGGCACAAGATCAGGCAAAGGCCGCCGAAAACAATCTTTCTAAGATCCAAGAAAGTTTTAATAAGGTTCGTAGTGCAATTAGCACTATTGATCGAGTGCCTGACCCAGAGGATGCTAGTCTTGTTGTTCCTGCGTCTGTGGCTCAGATGAGAGAAAATCTTAGCAGAGCTAGAGAGATGTATAGCGACTTTGGTTTGCGTAGCCTGATTAATCAGGACGAAAATAGAGTAGCCCTTGAAGGGATGTTTGAGGAGCAGTTTACGCAGGGGGCGAAAAAAATAACAAATGCGGAGAGCTTCCGTGAAGAACGGGCGGGGCTGATGGCTGATTACGACGATTTACTTTTGTATCACAAAGGTTTAGTTGCTGACAAAGACGGGAAAGGGACGCCAACACCGCTGGAGGAAGTGTATGAAAAAGCTTTCGATACTTTTCAGCGAGATCGAAACGTCAACGCTTTCCGAAGAGTTTTAAGCGTGGGTAAGAAAGATTTAGGAGAGCAGAGAGCACGCGTTTCATCTCGTATTAAACGAGCAGACGAGCTTTACGACAAAGTTACTAGTAAGAGAAAGTTCATGGCTGCGACTATGGAACAAAAACTAGAGGACCAACTAGGAGGTCTAGCCGCTTCGCGAGCGATAAATGATCCTATTTTTGTACGAAGCGTTTACAAAGATTACCTTTCGTTACTAGGAGATCTTAGTGAGGAAGAATTTAAAGAAAAAGTAGGGGCGACCAAAGAACAAGCTAAGGACGCGTTTGAGGTCGGACAACCCGACACGGTAATGGAGAAGGCCAGCAGATCCCCTTTTGACCAATTTGCGGATACGCTTTACGAAAACATTATTGATTACCTTTCTGAGGAAAGAAACAACTTAGAAGATACTGCTGTGAAGTTAGGAGTATCTACAATCCCGAGTGATGCGGGGGCTACTGTAAGTCCTGAGAAAGAAGACAAGGCTAAAGACCTATTTCCAAAAGACTAAATCATTAACTACATAATTAAGTATGGCGCTGACCGAACTTGATAAGCTGCTTCCTTACGAGGAGTGGAAAATGAGTAACCCCGTTGACTATCGGGGTTTACCTTTGGCAACTAATAAGATGGAGGAACGGCTGCTTCGCGCAGCTTACGCCGACTATGTGCGTACAGGCACTCCTCAAGCAAATATAGACGAGAGGTCTATGCTAAACGATCTTGCTAATTCTTCTATTGCTCGTGTTTTGGAGGATGAAACTGAAGAAGGGTTAATCAAAGGGGTACAGACTGCCTATGATGACTACTACGCAGTATCCACTGACGAAAAAGTGCAGAGGATATTTAATGAGGCGTACGATGGCGGAGTACGTGGGTCAGCTCCCGCGTTCAATTTCTTGAGCGAGACGGGGGAAATGGCGATTAACCTACGCCAACAGTTGTCAGACTTCAATAAGACTAAATATAACGACATTAAGGACAAGATTGATAAGATCAGTGGTCCTAATAAGAGGAAGCCAACAACGAAGTTGAACTACGTTGATGGGAAAGCCGTATTCCGCAGTGAAGCAGATGATTTTCCTGAGTTGTGGACAGTTACAGAAGAAGAGCAGGCATACGTCGACAGATTTACGCCTCTGATGTCGGCATACGCTGAAGAAATGTGGCCGGAGTTTAAGAAGCTGATGCAGAAACAGCTTGGTGCGGCTGTGATACAAGTGCCTTTTACTGACCCTGATACTGGGGAGTCCCGCGCCAACTTTCTTTTCGCGGATGATATTCCTGACGACAGAAAAGAAGAAGCTCTTAACATCTCAGTTAGAGAAGGGTTAATAGATCCTAGGTTTAAAGATTTTGCGGCGGACGCATTAGATAAAGGAAGACTTCTTGAGGGCGACAAACGAAGATCTCTGAAAGAGGGGAACTACTATCAAGCGCGGCAGATGATATTTACCGCTCTTCGTCAGAGCGATGTAGAAGAGTCTGGGGGGCCGCAATCCAAAATGTCTGGTCAGTTGAGTAACTTGATGAAGCAAGTTTCTTTGACACATACCGAAGCGGGGGAAAGCGACGTTGTTCCTTTTGTTACTACCCCTCAGGGATCTTTCTTGGGCCAAACAGAATTGGTTAAAAACAAAAGGGGAGAACTTGTTAATCAAGATTTTACCGCAGCTATAGAAGTCTTCAGAGACATCTACGAAGGGTCAGCTTCTCATTTGAGTGACGAAGTTATTGGGCAGGCTCTTCAGTCAACCGCGTATGAAATGGCAGCGGGGGCATCATTGATGCCTTATCACGCTGCAAAAACTCGTCTCTTGAGACAAGACGAAAAAGCTTTGTCTAAAGACTCAGCTTCAAGGATAGCTAATAACATTTACACAACTGAGTTTGGGGAGAAGATTATCCACCCACAACTCTACGTTGTTAAAAAAGATTTTGAGACGCTCTTAGAGAAAGCCGAAGAACTTGGGACTACGAAAGAAAGTCTACGTCTTAAGCGACTGAATTACTTGGATAGTAATTACGATTCGTTTATTGAAACTATCAAGAACTCGACAGCAGATATTCGAGATTCGTGGAATGAGCACGTAACGAAGGCAGTAGATTCTTTGCCTCTTTACAAGACGCCGGAAAGTGGAGAGGTAGGTCCGCCCGAACTACTGGACAAGTCTAGCTTAACTCCTGATATGTTAAGAGACTCTTCTAATGTTCAACCTTTCCGACTTGAAACAATGGCAAGTTGGCTCGACACCGAGTCAGGAAGAAATTGGTTCAATCGGGTAGGTCAGTCAGCGGCTCAAGGAGCTGCTGATTTAGTGGGGTCTTTAAGTATGTTTGCGGGCTCTCTTGTGGGAGACGCGGTAAGTTTTTATTCGGAAGGAACTTTTGAAAGGGACCGCACCGATGCAGAAAAGTTTGGGATAGACATAATAACCAATAGCGCGAGAGAGCGTGAAGCTAATCGGGCACTGGCGGCTATGTTTGGCCGCAATCAAACTTATGGGGACATGCTATCAACCATGGCGGTTCCTCTTATAATCGACATCGGAGCTTCGTTTGTGCTCGCAGCACCTACGGGAGGTTTGGCTACTACCGCAGTAGCTTCTTCTGCTCTGGCTAAGTCGGGGTATGCAGCTACTTCTAAAGCCTACGCCCAAAGTTTGTTTGGGTTTGGTTTGAGAAACATTCTTAAAGAAGGGGCCGAGGATACAGCCGAGAGATCTTTACAGAAAGCGATAGCTAAAGGCTACATTAAGAAGCTTCCATCGGTTAAAAAGGCCGGAAAGAAAGCGGATGAATTGTTAGGAACTCCGAAGCTAACTAGGCCCACCATTACTCCACAAGCTTCTCGTGGCTCTAGTGTGCTGATGGGGGATACTATATCGACGAGAGGAAGAGCTGCCATGGATGCTCTTAAAGGAATTAGTGTGGGTCTTAAACGCTCGCAGTACCCCGCGATTGCAGCTCCTGCTTTTCTAAGATCTTCTTCGCACACTTATGGGGATATCTATATGTCTCTTCAAGGGGCTACAGGACCTGATGGCAAACCTCTTACGGCAGACGAGATCCATGACCGAGCTTTTGGTGGGGCTACTATTGGTGGTCTTATCACAGTGGCGACTGTTGTTGGGCTTCAGCGCATCGGGCTGGGTGGTCTGGAAGACTGGGTAACAGGCGGCGCAACTGTACAACAAGTGCGTCGTGTTTTTGAAAAGCTGCGGGGCAGAAAGTATGTTGGATTCAAGCAATTCACGGGAGACGTAATAGAGAAAGTCGTTGGTAGGGGTCTTAAATATGCCTTCTTAAAAGGCCCTGTTGCTAAAGGCGCTGGCGTAGAAGCTCTGCAAGAGGGGCTAGACGCTTTTCTAAACACGTACGCCCGCTCAAAAGCAATGGAGTTTACCTCGGCTGATGACTGGGATCGGCCTTTTATGGACCGTCTGAAAGAAGGTGGGATGGGGGCCGCTTTTGGAGCTATTCTTGGTGGCGGTCTTCCGGCGGCTGGCAAATTAGCAGGTAAGGTTGTTACTTCGCGACAGTCTGACGAGAGTGTGACTCGGGAAACTCTTCCTAAGATAGCTCGTAAGGTAGAGAAAGAGCTTAAGGCTAAGCTTGAGCGAACCGGTAGTCCTGAAACCGCAGCAACTGTGGAGGAAATTCTCGCTTCGTTGGAAGTTGCAGCGAGGTCTGAGCCCGAAGCTGTGGTAAGGCAGAGACTTGCTGAGCGCGATCAGGAGCGTAAAGAAAAAGGCATCGGAGCCCAAGAGAGGCTTAGCGATGTGGATCAACAAATTGTTGAGACGCAGATAAAACTGGCTTTGGCCGAAACGGATGCTGAAAAAGAATCCTTAAGAAACGAGCAGGCGGGTTTACTTACTGAACGCACACTCTTAGGCGAGCAGTCTGAAGAAACTTCTACTGAAGAAACAAAAAAGGCAGATCAGTCAGATGAACAACTGCAAGAAGACAACACCCGTAATTACCTTGGTGTACTTGGTCTCTCTTCAATAGCTGAAGATGTTATCAACGCGATTAACGACCCTGAAGCTGCGTCAGTTGACGAGCGTGCGGCGGCGATTGGGTTTGTGCGGGAACACTATAAGATAGAGAAGGCCAAGATCGAAGGAGATAAAGATAGTCAAAGTGTTCTAAAGGAGGCGAGAGACTATCTGATTGAACAGCTTGAGACTGGAGTTACGGAGGAAAAGGCCGAGCAGAACTTAAGCACAGCGGATGGGGATAAGATAGAGGCGTCTATCCAAGAGACTCTGGAAGAGGGGGCGCTCGGTAACAAGCAGCCTTCTGGTTCGGGTGAATCTGTTATTAGTGTGACTGACAAGGAGCAGCTTATTTTAGGCGTATTTGAAAGGTTAAAATTTAATGAGGCGCAGCGGCCTTTAGGTCAGCGTAGAACTGACGAACAACTTGAGATTGAAGCTGGCTTGTTTGTGGACAGGGTAATGCAATCTATCCGCCGTGATGTTGGGCAGGTCGAGGACCTTAGAAGAATAGAATCTTTTGAAGGGACTCTTCAAATAAAGTTGGATGAAGTAAGAGAAGAACTCGACTCACTACACGAAGCACAAAGCCGGAAAGGAACTAAGGCATACAAAGCGGGCGGTGGGAGACAGGGTAGGAAACTGGGTGGTAAGTATTTTACCGAGGTTCCAAACACAGCTTTGATCTCTGATGTAGAGCTTCTTGTTGGCGCGAAAGAGACGGAGTTTGAGACAGCCGAAACAGTAGAACGAACCGCTAGACAGCAAGAGCTTACGCTTTTGCGTTCTTTGGTAGATGTTCTGAAGTCGTTTCAGTCTATGAACAAGCGCCGCGAAGAAATTAGCGGGGAGAATAAACGTCTGCTGGAATTAGAGGAGCAGGTGCAAGCGCAGCTAGAGCGTGACCGTCTAGCGGAGCAAAGAGCAGCAGCGGCTAAGAAGAAAACTACGAAGAAAAAGACTGCAAAGAAGAAAGCTAAGAAGGCCGCGAAGAAAGTAGCAAAAGCAGAAGAGCCTTTGGAACCCGAGCCTGAATCAGGAGACCCGGATCAGGATTCAGATCCACCTGCTTCTGACCCGTCACGGGAGAACTTTGTGCAGAACATGATTGCTTCGGGCGCGCTCAAAGCTCGGTCTGAGAAAGAAGCGCCGGTAGCTGTTATGGGAGTCCCAAACTCTTTGGGACTGAGCGCAAAAGACAAGGGTTCTGTTTCTAATGAAATACGAGAAGAGGTAAACAAAGAGTTTCCTATTCTCGGTATGGAAGGAAAGCAAAAGGCGCGAGAGCAACTTGAAGAGATTGGGATTGTTGTTACAGATCGCCAGTGGGCTACCGTCGTAGATTCTAAATATAAGTTTGGGTCTAGCAAGATATACCTTATCAACGATATTGACGGAGGTATATTTGATAACGGGGAGGGCAATAGACCTAACGAGCAGGTGATTCTCTTTAATAATGACCCTCGGGTTATGCAAAAGGCGATGAGCGCGACGGGCCATTTGTCTATTCCAATTCCCGTAGGGTTTAGTTCAGCTCAGATTAACAAGACCTTTAGAGGAGACCGTGGGGGGACAACGCTGTCGCAGGATACGCGTGAAGTGTATGACATATACTATCCTGTCGGCAGTGATCTAAGTAGCGAAGTTAGTATTCTCGGCAACAAGGGCCGAGCATTTGTAGCCAACCCAGAAACTATTACGACTCGAATTGTAGAGAAGGCTGCTAATCTGATGGAGTTTGTTAAAAGCAACACTCCTTTGAGGACAAACCTAACTCTGGATAATCTTGTAGACCCTGAGACAGGAAAGACTCCCCCTAAATATTTTCCTCAAGACGTATCAATAGAGGAGTACTTGGAACTGTTTACTGACTGGTTTAATCAAAACCAAAATCTTCAGCTCCCACTTACTTCAGACAAAGTAGCTTTTGTTACAGGAATGCCAGACCCCGAATTAGATCAGTCTGAACAATCAATACGACAGATTTATCTTATGGGTCTATATGCTAGAGCCCAAAGAGCGGCGGTCGAAGTGGCAATTCTTCAAGCTTTAGCGAGTAAAAGCGAGGGTCAAAGCGATGCAGACGTAGTAGCTTCCGTGGTGTCTCCAAGCGTAGATATTTCTGGAGAAACTGAGAACAACCCGACCTTTAAAAAGGCTCTAGAGAACTTCCGGTCAATGGTTGGGGAAGATGTTTCTGTAACAAGTGGGCGCGGCGCGGCTGCGTTCGCTTTGTCTGAGTTTCTTATGGGCGAACCAATCGCTAAAAAGTCACAGATACTTGAAGCCAAGAAGGCCGACGAGGATTTAGATGTGGTTGAGTTTATTCTAAACCGCATAGCTCAGCAAGTTAGGGCGAGCGAGAAGGGGAGAAACAAGGGGGCGGCTGAAGAAACTCTTCAGCGGAGCGTTCCTAATCTGTACAACCCATCTCGTGATCTTATTAAACTGCAAGTAGACCGCGCTAAGTCTGTCTATGCTAATGTGGACGCTCGCGGAATGGCGAATGGCGCTCAGAGTCAAGACGATGACTCACGCCCCCCTGAGGATACGGGCCTTGCAATGGGAGCTAAAGTGGCCGAGACGACAAAGAGTGTTTCTGGAGAAGCTCGTGAAGCAGATCGTCAACTTAGGGAGATTCCCAACGCGTTCGCGGTAAAGCAGGGTATCTATACTAGATTTATTGCACTTCTGAATGCAAACGAAGGGGTTGCTGCTGCTTTGGAAGGCTTCTTCGCGGGGGTGAATGAAGATGTCGTAGACCTGCTACCGCAGGCAACGCTTGAAGATACGTATATAGAGTTACGAGAAAGTCTTTTGAGTGCGGTTGATCTTCCAGAAGACTCAAGAGCGCGGCTTGTAAAGCTGCGTAAACAGTTTCTGACAAGCTTTGCGACGGCTGCTCAAGGAGAGCCCGACGCTTTTTTTGCTTTAGCGGAACTCTTGTCTTCAGATCTAGTATCAACAATCAACGGAGGCGTAGAGGGTACGTTTGATTTACTAGGGGACGCTTTTGAGGGGGCGAATAAATCTATCGGGGACGTAAGTCTCGATCAGATCGCCACAATAGTTAAACTGGAGAGAGTTGCGCGGAAGAATAATGCCCCTTCGTTTATCAGCGCGGAGCATCAAAGGGCGGTGAGTAACTTAAACCGAGCGGAGGTAAACAAGCTTGGGCTTGTGGACGGAGACAGTAGTTCCCTTACTAGAGCGATAACTATGATCGCGGAGTCTAACCCTGATAAGTTCGGGGAGTCTTACGACCCACGACTAAAATCGTTTGCGAGATTGCTGCTTACTTTTGAGTCGTACCTTGGTGTTGGCACTGAATTTAAAATTGTGCAGGGGGCAACGCATTATGCGGGGAGTTATGATTCTGAGACGAACACGATCTACCTGAACCTGAATGGTAGATACGGAGAGGGTGTGGCTTCGACGATTTTACATGAGGCTGGTCACGCTGTTTTCGCTAAGCTAATGACAGCTCCTGATGATGAACTTACACCACAGCAAAGAGCTGCACGTAAGCAAATGCAGGTAGTCTATGAGAAAGCACGAGATCAGTGGCTTAAAGCAAAGAAGCGTGGGGTAGCCGATCCTTTGATGGATTATGTGTTTGGCACGGGTAGAAGAGTTGTTCGTTCTGGTCCTCGCTCACAGCCAACCGAGGATTTTAGAAAAGGTGTGGCAGATCAATCTTCTATTGTAGATCCTGTTACGGGACTTAGATTATACGACGTAAATCCTAGTGGTCGTCCCCTTACTTTTGCCACTGGTTTTGGTTCTTTAGCCGGAGGTGAATTATCCCCAACTGGGGATCAGGCAGATCTAGACTTAGCGGTACCGTTGGGTATGACGGGGGATGTGATCCTTTCCAGAGCGAGAGGTTTTGAGGAGTACTACACAACTATGATTAGTTCTTCTTCTTTCCAATTTGCTACACGTAAAGTTGCTGTGGAAAACAGGAGCTTGTTCCAACGCTTCATGGACTTACTCGCGAAGCTTTTCGGTCGCGAGACGGCTGTGGAGCGCGATGCGGTGGAAGCTATTCAAGCGGTGTTTGATTTTACTCAAGCTCGTGGAGCCGATGAGTACACTGTATCTCCAGATGAAGAGCAGGACTTTGTTATTGCTCAAGTACAAGCCCTTGTAGAACAAGATAATATTATTAGGAGGCGGACAGGAGACTTAGTTATGGGAGTGTTGGGGAGCCCGCAGACTGTGGAAGATCCACTTAATCTTACGCGAGGCGCACGAACTTTCTTTGGGCAAGCAACAGCAGAGTTTGATTTATATCAGGAGTACAGCCGTAAAATAAGCGAGCTAAAGGAAGATTCGGAAGCCCCAACCTTTTCGATAGACGGAACCAGAAGACCACCCATAGGGATATTGATCGACTCTCTTAGAAGACGGCAGTCTCGTTTGATTACCGAAAGACTAATCAAAAATGAGGTAGATAGACAGGTTCCAAGTGGTATTCGTGTTGTGTATGTAGACAAAGGAGATCCTCTTCCTCACTATCCTGAAGATTTTGTAACCGACGAGATAGCTTATGCCGTCAGCACTGGGAGGAAAGCTCCGCAACCGGATAAAGTTGAGGGTTCTCCAGTTCCTACTGTTGTCTTTGTTATAGACAACATGATAGATGAGTATGGGCTTGATAGCGCGCTAGACCAACTAGCTATGTCTGATGAGGTGCCCGTAAAGAAGTTTTCTGCGGGGAGTCTTTTCTTTAACGAAAGATCAAATCGTAACATTATTAAAAGGAGGGCACGCGCCAAAGCGTTCCAGATAAAGGACGAACTAGAAGCTATAGTTAGTGAAGAAGTTATTCACGCAGTTGAGAAGTTAGTTATAACTAAAGCGGAAAGAAGGGCAATCTTTGAAGAGTTAGGCGACGACGGGTTAGCCGACATGATGGAAGAGTATCAGCGGATTAGTCCGCGACACATGCGGAGGTACGAGAAGTTAGGTATGCGTACCGACGACCCATATATAACCGAAGGAAAAGAAAGGGTTGAGGCAGTAAGAGCCGGTGACCGCATAGCCAGAACAAACGCACTATCTGAGGGACTTAGACTGGAGGTGCAACGAAGAATAAAATCGGGTCGGGCCACCGAAGACGTAGCCATGGAAGGCGAGTCAAATCTTGAATATGATCCTTCTCGACCTCTGCTGATGAAGTTGGTCAAGAGACAGCTTCTTGGGATATTTAACAAGGTAGTTAGACGTTTATCTGATATCGGTGTGGGAGTTAGCGATGATATTCACTATCCTAAGTACAGGGCTATGGTGCAGCGCATACACCAAAGCCTTAAGATTCTCCAAGACGGAGAGCTAGAGGCTCTGGGAATGTCGGTTGATATAGATACATCGTTTGATCCCGCTGACCCAGACAGAGGAATTAACCGAGCGATGCGCGCATTTCAGGATGCTACTGACATTAGTAACGGAGAGGGTTCTCAGAAAGCAGAAGAGTTTCTTAGGCACAAAATTACTGAGTCTATAAGAGTAGGCCACCTCTACGAGAATGGTAAGTGGGTTCCTTCTAAAGGAATCTCTACGTTAATGGGCTACAAGATGGACCCAAGAGTAACTCGTATATTGAGAGACTACGAGCGATGGTCTGAATCTATCAACGCGCTACTGAAATCAGACATGCGTGAGATGGAGAAGAGCCTGCGGAAAGCGTTTGGGAAAGAGCCTACTGCTGAAATACTCACGGCTCTGAATACTGCGGCGGGTACAACCGACACTCTTAAGGTGGACAGCGAAACTGTGAAGCGTGTAAAGGCGAACCGTAGATCTGTAGTAAATAAAGTTAGGGCTGAAGTAAGGGCAAACAAAAGGCCCGCCGAACACATTAGTCCTGCTGCTATTGCTAACATGAAGCTGACACTGGAAGACAGAGTTCTTAGCCAGCTTCAGATGAACAAGGTTCGCGATTTCAGAGTCAAGCAACAGGAGGCGATTGAGTTCTTGGAAGAGCAGGGAGGTTCTGAAGTTGTCTCAACCATCAAGAAAGTAAGAGCAAGTATTGACGGGCTGAGTAAGCTTATATCTGAGAACTATCGTCTTGGAGACAGAGATGGTTCCAAGATTGAGCTTATCTTTGATAGGAGCTTGGGGATCTACCTGACCAGAGGCTATCGTATATACAATGACATTGCTTATTTGAATGAGGTGATGAAGGAAGGGGGCAAGTTCCAAGCTCGCAGAGATGCGGCGATGCCATTCTTTGAAGCTCAACTACTCAAAGCCCAGAAGAAAATAGAACGCAAGGGCATGGACGCTCTGGTTGAGAGCCTTGAAAAGGGCGCTAAGTTCTCAGACGCGGCAAAAGAATCGGAAGCGAAAGCGTTAAAGAAACTCTCGAAGAAAGAGTTTAGTGAGGAAGTGACGCGCCGTGCCGAACTATCTGTTGCCAAAAAGGGCGGTGGTCTTGAGTCCATGAACACGTTTCTTGAGAACGTCAGGGACATTGCTACAAAGAAAGCGGACAGAATTAACATCGCTAAGATCAAAAAGGAGCAGGGAGCAGGAGTGGCTGCCATTACAAAGGTTCAGGTGGATAACCTGAGAGCAAAGGGTGACATAGATGAAGGCGTTCGTTATCTACTGGGACAGTTTGGACTGGAGCAAACAGACGATGGCTCATTTAGTGAGCAGGGATTGACGTCTCTCTTCGCTACGGTGTCGAACCAGATCCGTATGGCTGAGTCTATTGGTTTCCTGAATGACCTCATCGAGATAGGGGGAGTGAAAGATGGGAACATGAAAGATGCTTTTGTGTTTACGTTTAAGCAGGCTGAGGAAGCAGGGCTCACGAAACCGGATGCAAAACCATATGTGCATCTAAAGACAGGAGATCGTCTCAAACCTATATCCGAAGAGCAGAAGGGCCAAGGATTGCAGGGAGTGTTTGATCCGACCTTTGATATGTATGTTCCCGAGGAGCTGTACAGATCACTTAAGATTTTCCAAGGCGTGTCCCGAGGGAACGTCGCTACTACTTTATTCTCTGCCGCAGATAGATCTACGGCTATGCGTCCTTTAATCTTGGGTGCTGCACATTTAGTGAATGCTTACTTGAAACTGAACTCTTTGTTCATGCTTTCTAAGACGGTGGCTAACATACCTGCGTATCATATACGTAACACACTTACGGCTCTAACTTCATACGGGTTGGCTAACTTAGTAAACCCCGCGAGAATGATGGCTGAGTTTGTTAAAGCGGCTGCTCGATCTGGGTTCTTAATAAAAGACCCACGCTATAGAACTGAGCGTAGTGTTTTGTTGCAGCGGTTGGGGATTGATCAAGGACAGATAGAACTTGGCTACATTAACCAGTTGTCTAGTGACAACCAGTCGAACCCTTACGGTATATTTTATGATGCCACAAGGGATCTCATGTCTCTTACGAATAAAGACATGACTGAGCAGGGGCTAATTAAGAAAGGTCTTATTAAAATAGGGAAGGCGGGAGCGTTTGTACCGGGCGTTATTCTTCGGAGGCTGGCGAGTGTGGCGCAGGGGATTGACTCGGCTACTAAGATAGCCATGTTTGACACAGAGCTGGACGCGATAAAGAAAGCGAAGCAGTACGACATCGACAACGGTGTTGATACTGGGTTTCTTACTATGACGGATGAGCAGATGGAGTTTGATGCCGCTCGTAAAGTTCGGGCCATGGCTCCAACTTACTCCGAAGCTCCTATCTCGGCGAAGGCTCTCAGGAAGTTCAACGCGTTCCACATGGATCCGTTCCTATCTTTCTGGTTAGACCAGTTCAGAATTGTTTACAATCAAGTTGCGGCTATCCCTAAAGAAGAGATGGCTAGTGAGAACCCTGTAATCTCGGCACGAGGTGCGAAGAGATTAGCATCTGCTGTCACAGTACACGGAGGAATATCAGTAGGTTTGCCGGTTGCTTCAGCGATGTTGCTGGGAATAAACCCTACCGATGAAGAGGAGGAACTTCTCAAAGAAGCAGCCCCGCCATGGGGTAAGTTAAACAGGTACATCTACCTGCCGGGTGGGTTAGCGAAGACATTGTTCGGATTCATGGGAGACTTTGAAAAGGGTAAATTGTATGCGGTAGATCTAACCTACATCAACGCGGCTTCTCCAGTGTTTGATGGGATGACGTCGGGGGTCTTGGAACTCATGCGTGGCGACTACAAAACCGCGATGACCAATCTGTTTGGGGGCTACTTAAAGAGATTCTTTAACGATGGGTTTATGAAAGCCACGATCGATGAAGTAATAGCCAACGAAGATGGTAAAAGTTTTAAGGAGTCTGATGAGGGGGCTGAAAGACTCATGGGTATTCTTAAGAGAACGGCTGAGCGTCTAGTTGAGCCGGGTAATATTCGTCGTTTGCGTCAGTACTATGACTTGCAGAATGCAGATGACCAAGACCTTCGGGTCTCTTTACAAGAGACGATCACACAGATAATTGCTCCAGCATCTCCAAGAGAAGTACGACTGGGGGAAGCAATACGTAAAGCGGCACGAAGGCTTAACGATGAGCGTACCCAACTGGTAAACGATACGTTCAATGATTTAGCTGACGGTTCTGCTTCTTTGTCGGGGCCGGAAGGCGACCTTGAAATAGAACGTATGGCTAAACGAGTGGTTGATAACCGCCTCAAGAGTGATCAAGAGTTGATACGGTTAGTTGAGACCGCGAAGAGTTTCGAGCAATTTGGTCTTAACGATCAGAACGTAAGAGTGATGCTAAAGCGGGCGGGCGTAGGCGATGCTCGGAGCTTAGGTATTGTGAAGTATGGGGCTACCGAAAGGTATATCCCTAGCTTGCAAGCGCAGCGAAGATTCTTAATGGACGATAAAGAATTTATGGCTGACCGGTTCAGAAGATTTCAAGCAGCCCTCCAGAAGTTTGGCCCCAAGCATCGGTTCACTGATCCAGAAACAGGTAAGAGGATTACCGACCTTAAAGATTAGAGGATTCATAAACCTTGGTTAATCGGTCTGCTATCTTCTGCCCCAGATCATCTGGGTCGTTGAAACAATAGAAGGGTGTGCCAATCACAGACGGTTCATCTTCCCCCACACTGAGGGGGAAGATGCGGGCAGAAGCGGGGGATACTCTATCCCCCTCTACCACCCCGTCTATCATGATGGGCATACCATTGGGTAGAAACTCACGAACCATGTGGATCATAACGTAGGCATCAGTCTCTTACACGCAGCTATAAGCTCATCTATATCCTGTTCCGCTTGTGCGGCTACCCGACTGCCGTCGTCTACCAACTCATGAAAGTGGTAGCCCGCAGCTATAATTATTGTCATTATAAATCTGTCTAGCTTTACTCTGTTGTGTAGAGCTTTAGATCTAATTGAGAAGTCGGGTAGGTAGGCGATTACGGACCACCCGTTGACGGCTTCGTTGTCAGGCTTCGATTGTAGTTTGACGGTGATGTCATTTACTTCGACCACCTCTGTATTTATTTTTGTTTTCATATGTATTATCTTGGGAAAGTCATTCCGTCTTTGAATGGGATTGGTTTACCGGAAGGGCCTACACTTACCCACCACTTGAAGTTCTCCTGACTAACCCAGAAGTCTAGGTTATACTGGCAGGATACTTCGTTCATCCTACGCTTGGTGGTAGCGGTGTCCCACCCACCGGAGTTCAGGGTAACAGATGTAGGTGTGAACTCTACTATGTTGGTGTTGTGGTATCGGACAGCAGTTTTGAGTCCTGTCTTGTCGGAGACATCAAAGACTGTCGTCGCGGCTTTCCCCGAGAAGGGGTTCGGTAGTATCGCTTTCATATTCTTTTATTAGTTTTTGTACTGTTCTATTCTTTACTGGTCTAAGTTTGTCTATCAGTTGAGACGTCCGTTCCTTCTCTCTGCGAAGTTCTTCTCGCAACATAATCATGGGTAGCTTTCTCTGTGCCATTTGTCGGATGGCGGGCATCCATTTACGGACATCAATTATCTTACTCATGATTCAGGATTCAGGATTCAGGAACCAGTCGGGGGTATCACGCCCCGACCACTTGGCGAAGTAACTCTTCTCACCGTTGTAGTAGGCACGGTAAGCCGTCACTGCGAAGACTCGTTTGTATTCTTCTGGCATAGCCTGAGCGAAGGGGGTGAGACCCTGCTTGCTCAAGCCTAGCTTTGAGTAGTTAGCTGCACACCAGTGTATGACATCAGTTGACTTGTGCGTCTTGTCATAACGGTAGGTGTACTCGCGGCACATCTCATCGGCGTGGGTGAGTAGCCAATCATAGTTGTCCTTGGATTCCCTAGCCCAGATGGTGCATGGGTGATTGTAGAAGGCCCGCTTGTATGGGGCCTCACCCTTGGGGTAAGCCGCGCACAACATCTGCGCCGACTCAAGGATCATCTTGACCACATGCTTGTCACACAGTTGCTGTGCTGCGGTGGTCGGATCTTTATCTACGACAAATATATTCATGCGTCTGGATCTGGGACAGGGGGCTTGCTTGCGGTTACACGAACCACGGTACGGGATACAGTGGGAGATGTGTCCGCTACTTCATTGAGAAACTTAACGTAACCAGCTCGGGTGCTGCTTACCTCATGAGTAACCATAGGTGACTCTGCTTTCTTGGATGCGGCTTGCGCCTCCGCTTTCTTGTCGAACCATTGACGGTTCTCATCGTTTGTTACTTCGTATATCTTCATGTTCTGGTTAGTTATGTTGCTCCCCCTAGTCTCCTCTCTTCTGACTGTGTCAGCGCATCAACGACTATTTTAAAGGTCTGGCCAATTACCTTGGGGGAGCAACAAATTGTTATCCGAGGATGCTCATAGTTTGTTCAGCTTCTGCCTCGATAATAGAGGCTGGATCGGAGACCTGATTGACAGCAGCTTCATGCATAACTGCCAGAGATTCTTCGTCTTCATCGCAGTAACTGAAACCAAAAGGCTTGGGTTCAGAGAATCCTAGACGCTCAAACAGATCAACAAACTGAGGCCACTTATTGCGGAGAAGTTTGTGGTCGCGGATGTATAACCCCATGAAGTCATCGCGGTCTGACCTAGACAGCGATGTATTTTTTGCATGGGTGCGAAACAGTTCGGCCCACTCGTCAGCACACTTGGCAGACGCTTCTTCGTAATGTCTTTCGCTACTATCGCTATGGTGGTTATGTATAAAGGTTGGCAACGTCTTCCAATCTTTGTTGATGTATTTGTATAGATGACTTACGTGGTAGTAAGAACCTCGAAGGTCAACCGGCATTAGATGCTGAGCAATGTGTGAGATTACATATGGAAACCCTGAACCAACAACGTCTGTGTCCACACCGTCCGCATTGTAAGACTCGTTGAGACTCTCCCGGAACTGTTTGAATGTATCGAGATAATCGAGAGGTTCTTGATTAGCCACTGCTTGTTTGAGTAGCGGGAGGTTTCTCTCTAACGCCTGAATAGGTTGGGAGTTTAGCAACTGAGAAACGCAGGCCCCGAACTTGTTTCGGGCATTCACCCGAACACTTGCTTGGGATGTGAGATAGTTCATCCACCCTAATTGCCAGTTCATCTCTGCCCGACTGGGACCGCAGGTATCCACAAACATCTTGGTGAAGATCCTGATAAGGATATTCATTGGATCTACCTTTCGAGAACGAGCGGGGATGCGAACCCCGTATGCGGTTGGCTGGGGCACGAGCATGATCATGTCGCGCATGAGTTTAGCATATGCATACGTGGCGTCTCTCCTTTGTAACAGAGTGTTGTGATTGAAGAGCGGTGACCAACTGCCGGGTTCGTGTGTACCTATGAAGTAGTATTTACTAGAGTGACCATCTTGGACCTCTTCCTCGGTCCGGGTGCCTAGTATATCTTTAGGTATAGCCACACATAAAGGAACCCAGTCGTTCCTTGTGAGGTCATTGTCGAAGAAGAACCTCTCTGGTTCTCGGTAAAACTTACCCTGTGGGTGTCGGGTGGTCGGGACTTCTTTGATCGTTCTTGCTTTAGCATACGCTCCGGTGTCTGGTCTCCTCTCAGAGTCGGACTCAACAACAGAATGGTCGTGTGGATCGTATGGTCTGATGTGTCCGGGAGACACGTTATTTAACTTCGCCATGAGCACACCGTTTCGGGCGCGAACCAAAGCGGTCTGCTCAGTTGTCGCGAATGGGTACTCGTTGTAGGACTCTATAACTTCTCGGGTATTCATATCAATAAGGGTCTACTGCTTGGATTCGACGGGCAGTAGATGAACCGTCTTTGCATTTATATGCGCTTCTAATACATCATCATCCAAAGCACAGCGCATAGCGCGATGGAAAGAGAACTGACAGTTAAGAAAGACCGCCATAGATGTGCGGTTCTGGGCAGGTATCTCGACCGGAACGTATTGGATAGAGGCTACGCTGCTAGACAGATCACCAACAAATCTCTTTGCGGATTTCTCTGTGGCAAACCACACATACTTTACTTCGGAGTCTTTTGTTTCTTGAAACGTAACGTGATATAATCTCATGTTATGTAGTTGATTGGTGAATTTCATAGAGGTCTATGACATCTCCGAACGGATACTCGGAAGCGTCTTTGCCCCAAGTCAGCCACAGCACGGGGATGTGCGGAGGTGTGTCGGGGAACTCGCCGTAACCGTCGGTGAGATACACGATTACTCGTGCGTCATGCGCTTCGCTCTGCACCCACTCGAAAGCGGGTCGGAAGTCAGTGCCTCCACGACCATGGATCTCTGTATCTACTGGCTCGAACGGGGCATACACTCGGGAGTGGGCGACTCGGGTATCAACATCTAGGTGGATAACTCTGTCGGCATTGAGGGTGTTGACCGCATCTTGAATTACGGAACAGCATATCGTAGCGACATCACTAGGCATAGAACCACTGGTGTCGTTGACGAATACCAGTGAACCTATGCGCTCATCTTCCATGCCCGACACATACATATCGTGGTTGGCAAGGAACCTCTTGTCCGGCTTGGTCGATCCTTCGTCCATGCAGAACTCGTCGGCATACTTCTGAAGGACATCCTTCATGTTGATAGGAGACTTCTGCATACGCTGAAGCTCCTCCAAGAACTCGCCGGGAGCATCTCCCCGCAACTTGGATGCGTGAATAGAAGTAGACAGGATCTCTCTCCACTTCTCTTCCTGCTGGGCAATGTCCTCAGGGTTACCCTTTGGAATCTCGAACTCGCCGGGTGAAGATGGTTCTTGCTCTTGCTCTTGCTGCTGCTGCTGCTCTGGACTCGGACCTGATGACGAACCGCTGCCGGTACCCTCACCCTCACCCTCATCACCCTCGCCACCGCTATCACACTCGGTGTCTCCGGTATCGTCAGGGTTGATTGGTGGTGGTTCTTGTTCCTGCTCCTCTCGGAGAGTCCTGTAGATAACCTCTGCTGATTGCGTGTTGAACCTCTTGATATCCACACACCCATCCTTAGGTAGGACTATTGGTTTGAAGGAATTAGAACTGTACTTGATCAACAAGTTGTTGATCTCATAGTCAGTCGCTTTGTTCACAAGACGTCCGTCACCCGCCTGCATCGCCGACGCGAAGCGGATCAAGTGCCCGAACAGGGGGTGGCATACCTCATGGATGATGAGGCCGACTAGTTCATAGTCATTCAGGGTAGCTACGAAATCAGGATTATACCTGATGACGAACCCGTCCGTGCAAGCCGTAGGAATACGGCGGTCTTCGATTAGTGGCATCGCCACCGCTGCTGGTGCGAAGAACGGATGGTCCTTCATCACCGTGTTGAGCGCGGATTTACACCGTGCTCTCTGTTGCTCATTCACCTGAGCTGGCTCTGTGTCTGTCATAATCTACAGTTTCTTTGTGTAATAATGCTGTTGCTTTGAAGTCTTCTCGATGGTGGCACCATAGTTCGTACACCCATGGAGATACGTCCCAGCTATATAGTGCCTCGACCATGTTGCGTGGTTCGGGGCAGGTTGGTTCTAGGTGTGCCTCGCAGTTGTTTGCGGTGGCCCACTTGTAAAACCAGAAGATATATTTTCGGTCTTCTTCTCCCTGAGGTTTGATTGAGTGAAGGCATGGTGCCGCACACAACTCCCACTCCGATGTGCCCCACATCTCCCCACCCAACAAGACGAAGCCTTGTTCGGGGGGAGTGGGGTGATTGAGAATGTACTCAATTATCTGGTCACTATTTGAGAAGCTCACGAGCGTGCTTGAGTTGCCATTTATGCAAGTCCCTCACGTTGCTCAAGTCTTTTCGATTGAACCGGAGACGATTGCCAACCAGTGACTCGATAGTCTCCAACTCATCGGGACGATTGAGGTTGGGGTCGGTAAGTCTGTGACTCAGGAGCAGAACATCTGCCACGTTATCTTGGTCAGTAAGTGTGACCAGCTTACTGGCTACGATGTACATCAAGTCAGGGCGGGACAAGATACGGGAGAGGTCGCAAGTGCGGGGGTTCTCCAGTAGTTTGCCGACGTCACCACATGTAGCATAGAGCTGTATGTGGGTGATAAATGCCTCGCCAGCCTTGGCACCGATACAACCAGAGACATCTGATTTGAATAGCCGAGCATTGTCGGGTTCAATCATCTCGGATGGGTCTGAGTATGTGCTCAGATACTGGTCGAGCTTGGCGTATGAGCGAGAGCTGGACTGAGCCTGCTCACCATCCCACTTGTCCATGTTGTCACAGTATAAGAACTCATTGTGTCCTTCGAGGAAGCCATACACATACTCAGTCTTAGCATTCTTGAGAAGCCAGTTAAGCATGGGTTTGATCGCGGGCTGTAACTGATAGCAAGCAAACCGGTCCATGACTGAGGCTGGGGCACGACTAGCCTGACAGAAATGCTTCTGTCCGTTGGCAGCGGCGACCATCATCGTATTGCGAGGGAACTTATACTCCCCGATCATACGCTCCAGCACAGCCTGCTGCGCTACCTTGATGACCGAAGGCGCGGCGTTGAGTAACTCATCCCAGAAGATGAGATACTTGCCATCGCAATCGGAGTCAGGGAACACTGCATCCCTCCACCATACCATGCGCTGGTAGGTAGGGGACTCGGGGTCACGGTCAGGCACACCGATACCCTTCATGTCATTGAAGGTGAGGTATGACAGATATACTGTGATCAAGGTGTAACCATTCTCACGGGCGAACTGCTTGATCTGCTCGGACTTACTGACTCCGGGGGGACCGAAGAACAGCACCGGTTTGTAATGCCCAGCTTGATCGCCGGTAGGGTTGTCGGCCTTACAAGCCCGTCGCAGGATGGGCTTGATCATATCAGGTGTGGTTGTTGGTAGAGGAACCACCTCATCTGTTTTACTCATAATGATTACAGTTGGATCAGGTCTTTCATACGGTTAGCTCCAGCAATGACCTTGTTGCGGGAGTGTTCATTGGCTTTGAGAATGTCGGGGTCGAGTTCTTCGAGGAGTTCTCGACCAATCTGCACCGCCTCATCAAGCTCGGCGCTGTCTCGGGGTGCCTTGGTGGTGGCCCGCTCCAGATTCTCGACGAGCCTCTCGACTACAGAATCATGGATGGGGCTACTAGTGGACTTGTTCTTCGCGGCACACTGCTTGCCAACGTGCTGCGCGGATTCGATCAGGTCCTTGGTGACGGAACGAGTGACAGCTTGAAGGCTATACTCTACCTGCTCCTGCTTACGCTGGTTCAGTTGCTCCATCTCATGGCGGATGCGTTCGTCGAACACCTCGGGCATGAAGCTAGTGATGATGGGGTCTTCAAAGGTAGTGAAGGAGATCCTCTGTCCAACCGCTTCCTTTGAAGGATACTTGTGTTGGAATCGGGAGAAGTCTTGGCCCACCCCATCACTGGAGTTAGCTTTCCTGAGGATGTCTTCATAACTGTGTATGAACTCCTGCTTTGCCATCTCGAACCGCTGCCTGAACTTGGACATGGTATCCAGATACTCGGACAGATGTGATGTGGATAGGAAGTACCAACACGATCTAGTGCTGATCTTCACCTCCTCAGTCGGGTCTGGTTTGTAATCCAGATACGGAGCAGACACACACCGCTTGAATGCGGCGCGTCCTTCGTCGGCTACGGTCTTGAGGTTCTTGATGTCGTTGTCAGCCAACAGTTGAATCTGATGCTTGTGCTGTTTTGCATTCGCATCTTTCTTCTTGGCTTGCTCTGCTGCTGCTTCTTTGTCGTTCACCAGTGGGTTGAACATACACACAGTCAGCTTTACTCTGATGCCTTCACTGCTTGAAGGTAGTGTTTCACTCATTGTACTTAATATATGATTCCTATTTGTTGTTAAGCCCACAACCTGTAGGAATCAAGATACAGGATGCAGGGTTCAGGTTAGTTGACGCCGTTCTGACGTCAGCGGGTGAAGTGTGCTCCCCCTTTTCAGGGTTGGTTATACGCCCACGTATACTTGGGCTTGAGGGCGGGGAGCATTCCCCAAGTCACTGTCTTTTCGTGGCGCAGTGACTCATTCTTGCGTTTTTCCACGGCCAGTCTCGGAACTATCCCCCGAGCGGGGCGTCGAGCCTATCCCATCGCGGGACGGGCAGTGATTGTTATGAGAACAGGTGGTTGACGATGGCGTAGGCGATGAGACCTACAGCGGCCCACCCGATATAGAATCGGGCGCGGCTTGTCTTCTTCTTGTTCTTCTTGGAGATGTGAGTTTCATAGAACCATGTCTCGGCTCGGCCTCGCAACTCACGCCGGACTAGCCGACGAATCATTCTCTCTTGATTGTGGTCGAACTCGAAGGGGCATGGGTTTCCCTCGGCCCGATACATCCACTCACTTAACTGGTGCGGAGGGATGTCGGTCAGTTTACATATCACTCTTGTGTAGTGTTCACGGGTAGCCTCGTTCGCCCCGTCGAATAGATCGAGAAGCATATTCCTGAGAGGGACCTGCAACTTGGGTAGCACCGTTTGGGTCAGCCGCACAACTCCCCCGTCCTTGGTGACCAAGGGCAGGGTCTTGGGTCGGGGGTCACTCCACTCGGGAGGCTCATGCAGTATCCTCAGTGGGTTGCGTATTATCCACTCGGCTTCAGAGATAACCTCAAGGCTCCACAATATAGTGGTGCTGTCCTGCATCTTGGATACATGGTCGGGCATAAGTGAAGCGGCGGCGCTGTCAGCGAAGCCACCCTTGAGGGTGTCGCCCCACCGCACGGAGGTACAGCCTACGTCTTTCGAGGTGGCCGCGTCGAAGTATGTTATTTCTAATACGTTATTACTCATTGGTTGTTGGGAAGTTAGCGGGGAGAACGGGGTTGTTCTCCACCGATGTTTCGGCATAGGCCCACCCACGGGGTGCGGGCTTAGGCTCGCCAGTCTTGGGGTCAATGCCCAGCTTCTCGCATAATGCGAGATCCTTGTCTATCTCTAGTTCAATTTCTTTTCTCATATTAACAGTAGTTCCGATGCCTACGTTACCATCTTTTGATGTTCCCGATGCCGACGTTGCCGTCATCGCATTGGAAGATGGGAAGGGTAGGCAGTTTACTCTCATGCCTAGGAGAGTCAGTCTATGTATTATATTACTGGTTGCCTTCTTCGGATACTCTGGACAGGACGTTGCCTGAACAGGACCCCCACCGGTCTACCTCCAGCACTTGGTTGTGGGTGGTGGCTCCCTTCATAGGGGGGAGCAGCCCTTGAACCTCTACGGCGGTCCATGCCTTTGACCTTGTCGGTCATGCCCACGCGGGGTTGGCGAGCTAGTCAACAAGCTCTGTTTATGCGTGGGCGAACTCTGGTTCCGGTTGGAAAGTGTGTTACCGGAGGTGGGGGTTACTCATGAAGAGCTTCTCCCATACAGCTTGATCCACTGCGTGCTCTACGTCGAACATAGAACCACGCTTCACGATACGGGATGCAGATGCACCCGCAATGTGGTCACTGAAATCCACCTTAGGTGGGGTAAACGCGGGCTGGTTGCCGCGTGCTTGCCATTGGCGACCGAGACGTCGCCGCTCATGGGGCTTCATCCGGTCAGGTTTGCAGAGTAGTTTGGCGCTCCGCAATGACGCCTTATAGTTCTTAGCCATAAAGTGTGACGGGGGCGGGGAATCTAACCCCGATCTATCTCTTACCATTATAGATGCTCAAAGGGTTATACAACCCTGCGTCCGTTAGGCTCATGCATCTAGGCTGGAGTGCTCTGACATTGAGCTACCCCCACATTGTGACCGCTACCCTCCGGTGGCCGGAGAGCAGGGGTCACAAGCGGAGCGGTCGCCCGCCCCGCTAGGACCTTGGGGTTACTTGTCTTGCGGGACTTCTTTCTGGTCAAGAGCCTTGCCCCACGAGTTGATCTGACCGGACAAGGAGAAGGCGAGGGTAGTCACATTGACACCGGCACCCGCCCACTTGTCCTTGAGACCTAGGAACAAACCAAGTTCTTCGGGAGAACCGGTTTGCTTGTCGTCGAACTTTGTCATGTCAATAGACATGTATTCGTCCGAACCGAGCTTCCATTCAGTTTTAACCAAGCCGAGTAGCTTGGCGGTTTCCATGATAAGGCGATTGCTCGCAGAAGCGAACTTCTTGCGAACGGCCTGACGCTTCTTCTTTTGAGCGCCACGCTTGTTCTCTACCTCATCGGCGGCGTCGAGAATCTCATTGAGACTATCGACCGTATCAGTTGGCTCCACAGTAGGAGCATTCTGGTTTTCCATATTGCTTGATGGAGTGAAGGGTTAGTTCCTTGCACTCACTTGACTCCTGTATCACGATTCGGGGATCACGATTCAGGGTTCAAGTGAGAGCAAGGACTGCTGGGTTTGCCGGTTCTGGCAACTCGCCAACAGCCTTACTCTCAACAAGTGGTAAAGTCTGATTCAAAAGTCTCTATCCGCGCTGTCCGCTCCACGGCCCATCCTGCGACAGTCCATGTAGGCTCGGGAAATCCCTGCCTAGAGGTGGGGGGCGTCCCCACTTAGCCGGTTCTGGGTTGTAAGGCCAGAATCCAACGGATTATCAGTTACTCTCGGAAGTGACTTCACTCAACGATCTACGCTGTCCCATTACTAGGTAGGTCCCTCCTGCTCCACAAGGCGTTACCCTTGCTACGCTTCACCACATCTCAGGTGATAGGCGCTCCGCTGTTTTCGCCGGGATTATGCACTAACTCTGGTTTCCCGATTGGTTTCACTTCGGAGTGTTCACTATCGGTCAATCCTAGACCTTGCAAACACGCGTCAGCATGAACCACTATGGTTAGTCGCACCCCATTGTCGCGTCCCTTTCGGGAGTCCGGTGGCCCGTCTCCAACTGCTAGGGTTGGCAAAGAGGCATCCTTCATACGGAGTTTTACACTTATGTTACCAAGATCCTAGTGTGCATAGGCCCGACTTTGGCTCGGAGGAGGATCTCTCACCTCCCGGTGATCTGGGGCTTCCGATTCCTTCCTCCCCTCCTGAGGAGGGGTACCCGGTTCGGGCGGCCTTTCGACAACCCCCTATGGGTCCAGAGAGAGCCTGTATGGCCCACGAGCCTGATACATGCATCATGAACCACGAACCACGCCACCCGTCCCCTGCTGCATTTTTGTGGCAGCGTCGTGTTGTGTGTGTATGTTGTGTGAAAAAATTTGACTACCCCCAAATGCACGGTAAAACGCGTTATGCGTGACGAGAAGAAGCACGAATACTATCTAAAGAACCAAGAAGCACGGAAGGCTTACCAACGTAAATACTATGCTGCTAACAAGGCTAAGATACTGAAACAGAGGGCGTTAGAGATCCTAGCCGACCCCGAATTAGCAGACAAAAAGCGTGCATATAACCGAGCATACTACCTAAGAAACCGTGCAAGACTCAAAGACCTCCGGCAAAAGAAAGCTCGGCAAAAGAAAGCCTCAAACAATATTTCGGAGTAGACCCCCCACCTATAAAGTCTCTTCTAGAGGGACTCCAACAAAATTTCTAGAAATTAAGTTTGACTGAATCTAGAAGAGACTTTTTATATAGGGGGTAACGAAAACACTTGAATGGATACACTCCCCCAGACCCAACCGATACCAAACGCCCGCGATTATGTGCTCTTGCCTTCGGGCTACGTGTTTAACACGAAGACCTGTAAGCGGCTTCGCCGATGGTGGAATGGCGACCGTTGGAAGACCCTGTTGACTAACGACGACGGAAAGCGCGTACACTTCGCCCACGACTCCATAGAGGCCCCTACGCCGGAGCTGTCCCTGTCCCACATCTTTGACTTCGAGGGGGCTCAGGTGATCCCTGAGTTCCCACGGTTCGCCGTGACCCCCTATGGCTGCATCTACTGCGTGAAACCTGAACCCCGAGGCCGCACCGCGGGCCGTGTATCCATGGTCTCAGAGTTTATGCGCGGGAATACACGATACGTATCCCTGAAACACGAATCGGGAATCAGGAAGCAGGTTCCAGTAGACAAGATCGTGAAGAGTGTCTGGGGCGACGACTGATCCAACATATCACCCGAATGGTGAGTTACGCCCGCCCCCACAACAGGGTATTATGTATGGGCGTGAAAAAGGCGTCCACATTCATGGAAACCCTTGTGGTTGTGGCGATTACAATGGTTCTGACAGGCCTTGTAATCGAAGCTGCATTCCGAGTTTACGAGAGTTTCGTCGGTGTTAATAAAGAGCACCACATATACGACCCTAAGAATTCGCACCCTTCGGGCAACACGATTTATACTAGAGGTTCCCCCAACCCACCCCCGTGAAAACCTTGAGTCACGGTAAATCGACACGTTTTCAGAACATGTCGACGAAATAGACAAAAGCCCGCCTCGGCTCTATGACTCCGAAGCGGGCTTGTAATTAATAGGGCTTCGGCTTCGGCTTCGGCTTAGTGCCCTTTGGTTTTGGTTTGTTTGCCATAAAGCATCTGTGTGGGGGTAACTGGGTTGCCTGCCAGTTGGTTAAAGTCGGGGCCACCCCCACACAATCGACCCCTACTTTTCTGCTGTAGTCCCTGTTTCGGGCTCAGTCGGTACCAGATCGAGCCCGATACAGAATTTTGGTGGCACAGGCCGGAGTTCGAGATCCAGCTTGGCCGACGTTGATGGCGACGTAAATGGGAGAGGCACTTGCCCGCCCAGATCAGCCGTGGAGCATGATACACCAAACAGGATGCATGATGCACTTGCTGCAATGAAGTTCCATTTCATAGCCTTCCTTGTATGAGCCGACCCCCACCCTGTCCAGTGAAATTTACAGAATTGACTATTAAGTTTCAAAAGGATATCACTTGAACAATGAGCGAATACCCGCTGGACATTGATGGGTTAGATTTGGGTGCCCTCACAGATGAAGGCAAACCCGTAACCACCCGTCTTAAAGATGTCAAAAGTGCCGTAGGTATTTTTAATACTCTGCTCAGAGCCGATGAACGGTCAGCGGTAAACCGAGCTAGGGTGGACGCCATGTTTGACGGCGCAGCCCCATATAGTAGCGCCGGTCTATCTGCGAGCGGTCAGGGCTTAAAAACAAACCTAAATTTCGGAGATGCACAACGACTCCTCGATGTGGCTCTGTCTGCTTATGTTGACCTTTATAGTTCTCTGGAGAGATTCGTCGAGGTGCGTGGAACGCAAGGAGAGGCGAGCGAAATCAAACCGGCGGAAGAAATCGTCGCGGAAGAGCTGACACACCTGATGCGGAACTGGCCTGAGTTCCACAACGCTTACCTAAGGCTTTGCACCACGTTTATTAAACATGGAGTGGCGGTCGCTTACTTTGACTCGCCCGATGATTGGAAGTTCCGAGTAGGTGGGTTTACCGACATTCTTATTCCTAGACAGACCTCTGCTAACGAAGACTGCATTGACATCGCTATTGGTAGGCGTAACTACCTCCTACACGAATTACACTCATACATCAAAGACCCACAAGTTGCCGAGAAAGTGGGCTGGAACGTGGAGGAAGTAAAAAGAGTGATCTCTAAGAACGCCACGACCAACGGTCGAGACTACGGCAGCTATGACTATGAGCAGATGCAGGCCGAGATGAAGAACAACGACTTGTACACCGGCATCCAAAACCCATCGGTGCGGGTCTTGCATTATTGGGTCAAAGAGATGGATGGGAGTGTGAGCCACTACATCTCGGCTGAGAACAGCCCTAAAGATTTCCTGTATAAGAAAGTTTCTCGTTACGCAAAGGCCGAGCAAGCATACGTGATGTTCACCTATGGTGTCGGCAGCAACGGTACATACCATTCGATTCGTGGCCTAGGCCAACGCATCTTCGCCCACGTACAGACCAGTAATAGACTGCGTTGCCAGCAGATTGATGGAGCCATGCTCGCATCTGCGGTGATGATCCAACCCGAAACCCAAAGGTCTCTGGACGAGTTGCAGTTCACTTACTACGGCGCATACGCCGTGCTAAGTCCGAATGTAAACATCGTTGAAAAAGCTATCCCGAATCTTGGCACTGCTGTTCAGCCTGCTTTGCAGGACCTCACCCAACAGTTGCAACTGAACACTGATACCGTGTCCACGTATGGCCCGAATCAGGGTTCACCATACCGGAACCAGATGCAGGTCGTAGCAGACATGGATGTGACGACCAGATTGTCTGGCGCATCCCTGAACCTGTTCTATGCATCTTGGAACCGGCTCCTTCGCGAGATTGTTCGACGGGTCGTAACCACAAGCCGACCTGACAACGCTATCAAAGACTTCTTCCGCCGATGTGAAGACAGGGGAGTATCTGCCGAGTTTATTAAAACCCTAGACGTAGCTAGAACTAAAGCCGTTCGGTCCATTGGGAACGGCAGTCACGCCAACCGTATGGTAGCTCTGCGGGAGCTTCAGGGAATCAGTGGTCAGTTCGATGACGTAGGTAGACGAAACCTTACCCGCGACATTGTATCTACCCGAGTAGGTCATGACCTCGCTGACCGGTACGTCCCAGCAGATATCGAGAAGCGCCCGACTGTCGATCTTAAGATTGCCTACTTTGAGAATCAGCAGTTGATGGCGGGCCAGCCTGTTCCTGTCGTGGGCAACGAGCTACACGGCACCCATCTAGAAATCCACACCCCGGCACTTGCTGAAGTTATCCAGCAGATAAATTCAGGGCAGGCTGACCCCATGCAAGTAATGCCAGTGCTCCAAGCTTTCTATGAGCACATTAGCCAAACGGTACAACTAGCCGTGGGCGACCCGGCTCTTGAAAGTATTGTTGGACAAACAAACCAAGTTCTACAGTTTGCAGAAGAAGCAATTAACAACACCGCCAAAGCCCAACAAAAAATTCAACGGGATCAAGCGCAACAAGCCGAGGCCGAGGGACAAGAAGCTCCCCAACAACCCGACGCAAAAATGATGGAGCATCAGGTTAAGATGCAGATTGCCCAAGAGAAAGCGGAGCTTGATATGGCTATCAAGCAGAGGAAACATGAGCAAGAAATGGCTTTGCGAGACGCCAAGGCCGCTCTAGAGTTCCGCGAGAACAGTGACCTCTAAAGAACTTCTCCAGCTCCATGATGATACTTGCACTGTGTGTAAGGAGATCATGCGGACAAAAAATTCAGATTACACGGGAGGGCGTGGATCTACAGACCCGTTCGCTAATTTTAAATCTAGTACGGTAATAGGTATTCACCCGGTACACGGGCTCCTTATGCGAGTACTAGACAAGATCCAAAGAATAAGATCATTCGTTAATGATAAAGAGTTGCAGGTGCCTGACGAGAGTGTAGAAGACGCCTGCCACGATATTGTCAATTACGCCATACTTGCGCTAGGTATGCTTAAAGAAGAGCGCGAAAAAAATTCTACACATGGCTAAACAAATAACTCCCCCCATCCCGGTAGACCATTGGTACGGGGATACGGCAGCGGTAAAAGAGCTTCAAGAGATCCTACAGACAGACACTTTTAGAAAAGCTGTAGCGGTTCTTAAAGAAATAGCTGGACCTTCGTTCAATACTTTGCAGGATCAAGACCACAATAGCATCCGCCATGCATGGTATGCAGGCTATAGAGATGCATTTAACGATCTTCATAAATTATCGAAGATCACGAATACAAAATCCAGTACACAACATCCCGACGAGTGGACCCACATTGAGTCATGAGCGAAGAAGCCGCAGCCGTTACCGACGCACCACAGCAGTCTGAAGAAAATCAGAACGAGCCATCTGACATGGTTCAGGCCCTACCTGAACCTGATGCAGACACCTTAAGTTTTACGGATGCCCTTGAAAATGCGCTGTCTAAAATGGAAGCAGCTTCTGAGCAATCGCCCGAAGCCCAGACCCAGTCGGAACCAGAACCCGCGACAGAACCAGAACCCGCGACAGAACCAGAACCCGCGACAGAACCAGAACCCGCGACAGAACCCGAACCAGAACCTGAGCCCGAATCAGACGACTCGGATAAAACGCCCCTAGATGATTTGAGCGAAGATATTGGGGATGACTGGACCCCAAAAGCGGCTAACCGGTTTAAACAACTCAAAGAAGAGTTAAAGAACAGCTCTTCTGAGTTAGAGACTCTGCGGCAAAAAAATCTTGAACACGAGGCTCAGATCAAAGAGCTAACCGCCCTAAACGAAGCAGAAGACCCGAAAGCCCTGCAAGAAAAGCTTGCTGAGTATGAACAAGAAAAAATGTTCAATAACTTGGAAGAAACAGAAGCTTATAAAAACCGGGTTACTGAACCACTGCACGAGCTTCTAGAACAAACAGAAGCTGTAGCCGAGAAGTATGGCATTGATTCTGAAGCTCTTATCGACGCCGTGGCTATGGAGGATGAAGCTGAGCAAGACAAAGCCCTAGCAGATTTACTAAGTGTGGCGAGCGATCGAGACAAGGCGCGTATCTACCGTGTAGTCGATAGTGTAGAGCCTATTATGGAGATGCGGCAAGCCATGTACGAGAACGTAGAGCAAGCAGTTGCCGAGGCAAAAGAAGCAGACGAGCAAAGAACTAACGAAAAAATAGCGCAGGAGGTTAAGATTAGGTCCCAAGTCGCTACGGAAGTAAGTGAAAGAGTTACGGAAAAACTCCCATTTTTAAAGGCTATAGAAGGTTTCGACATGGCTACGGCTACTGAGGCAGCGGCTAAAGCTGACCCCAACACCATCCACCCAGTGGACAACGCCTACAACGCTATCGCGTCTAATATTCTTCCTACAGTTGTGAAGGAATACGTTTCCATGCGAAAAGAAGTTGAGCTGCTAACCGACCGCCTCGCTTCTTATGAAAACGCCGAACCGTCCTCCACTAGCGGCGCAGCCGTAACTGCAAACGAAGCGGGAAGCAGCCCCCCAGCAGACATGAGTTTTGAGGATGCTGTGAACGCCGCGTTCGCTAGTTAAACTAGGGTGTTGACATATGTGTACCTATAAGTTTATATAGGCACACCTCGTAGCTGGTTGCTCTAGCCATAAATAGTTCTACAAGCTGCGGAGTAAAACGAGCGTTGTCTCACCCACATAGATAGGCCCCGGCTGCTCTGCCATAAATAGTTCTACTTCCGCCTTCGCCCGAAAACTTCTTTTTAATTCCGCACCCACATGTCGTGGGGGCACAACTCTCATTTTACAATGGCTCTCATTAATAACACTTCGTCTGGTACCGTTGACGGAACCGACCTAATTAACACAGTTCTTACCGAGGAGGCAAATCGCATCGGTCAGGACATCTATTCTCGCACCCTCCATACGTCTCCTTGGATGGACCTCATCAAGCAAACCGCGTTTCAAGATGGAATGGGTTACACCCAGACCACTTTGATCTATGACCGCGCCATCCCCCACACCACAGCGAGCGCTGAAGGTGTAACTTGGAGCGACATGGGTAATGAACTGGGTGCCAACGCATTCACCAACACTCTCGGGCAGGGCCTCAAGGATTCCGCCGAGAACGTAGGCGGGGCTCAAGGCACGCACGCATCCAACGACGAGCGGGCTAACGTCGCGTTTGCAAAGCAGCTCAAGCAATACAGCATTCAGCGGACCATCATTGAGTCCCCGAAACTGTCAACGGAAGACCTCCGTTTTGCTGCCCATCGTACTGAGCAGCTTCGGGCGATCATGGATCGCATGACCGAGGCTACCCGTTACACTTGGGAAAACCGTTATCGTGACGAGTTCGAGCGGCTTTCATCCAACCTTGTTCCCTGTCTCGCAGCTTCGACCCCAATCCTCACCACGGTCGACGCGGATTCGGACAACACAGCAGACGACTCGTTCGAGGGAGTTCAGATTACAGCACTTGACCCCCAAAAGTCGGGCGCAGGTAACTCTGATGTAACCCCAACCGCTAACATCTCCAACGCCATCATGGATAAGATTTACTTCAATCTTGTTCGCAAAGGCGCTGGTAACAATGCTTACGGTCGTGAGAACGGTCGGCCAGTATTCGCTGCGGTTATGTCTTCCGAGGCATCCTACCAGCTTCAGACCGAAGCAGGATTCCGCGACGATGTGCGTTACAACAACGCTCGGGTATCTGAGTTGATCGCACCGCTCGGTGTTGAGAAGTCCTTCCGTGGTTTCTACCACCTGATTGACGACCTCGCACCTAGGTTTGGTATTTCTGGAGCTACCGTAACAAGGCAAATGCCTTATGTGGTTGCTTCCGGTCAGTTGACTACTATCAATGCGTCTTACGACTCTGCTAGTTACGAAGCTGCCTACGTCCTCCACCCAGAAGTTATGGAGTCCCAGATTCCTAACCCATTCTCTGGTGGAAGCGGAGTTACGTTCGATCCTGTTAATTATCGCGGAAAATTTTCGTGGACCAACAACAAGGACAACGTATCCAATCCAGACGGGACGCTCGGATACTTCCGTGGAATTCTTGCTAGTGCTTCCAAGCCTATCAAGACTGACTGCGGGTTCGTCATCCTCTTCAAGCGCGACAGCACCACACCTGCTGCGTAAGGTATCATAACTTGTGCGGGGTGGTGGTTAAACACTGCCACCCCGCGCTAAACCACTTTATATCATGCCTACTCTTGATGATTCCCCTATTCTCGAAAAACTGGTTTCGGCTGAACTGGATCAGTCCGTTGCCGGAACTGCAACTGGGATAGCAACTCAGGATCTGATCCTGATTTACGATGTTTCCCAACAGAAGATTAAAACAATTACTGTAGCTAATTTCTTTGCTTCTATCAACGATGATACAGCCCTTGTAGCTACTACAGGGTCGATTTAACTACACCCTAATCCCTAACCATAAATCCCGAACCCTGAAGAACCTTTCGGGGTTCGGGATTTCTTTTACCCACTAAAATAATGGCTAAGACCTACACATTTCCCATGATGGTGGACGACTTCAAAAAGTTGTCGCGCTATGATCAAATGGCTGCTGTCACACAAGCAGAGAAAAAAGGAATCCCCTACAACAAAGCGGTCGTAAAGACCATGCTGGGTGCGCTTCAATCGTATCCCGACAGTGAGAAAGTTACTGTCACCATACCTGACAATCCAAGAGATGGAGAATACAGCAAGGAAAGATTAGTGGGGAGCCCTGAAAGAATGACCCAGCAGGGTAAAGCCGGGATCTCTAGTAAATATGACCCCACCCCCCAAGATCGTACAATTACTCAGGAAGATTACGACTACGTTAAGAAACAAAGAAAGGAGGGTAACTACAATACCTTTGGAGCACTGGACCCGTCGATCTACAACAGGGCTATAGACGTACCCGAGTCCATAAAATCAGAAAAGAAAGAAGCCAAATCCGACCCCGGAAAAGCTGTTTCTGATAAGCCAAAACCCGAAGACCTCGACCCACCCGAGGAAGGCGCTCCTGATAAAGTAGAGCCTGAAGCAAAAGATGTTCAAAAACCTGCGGGTAAAAAGAAAGGGGACGCCCTACCATCAAAAGCGGAAGTAGACCGCCCCGACGCCGACGACGTACCTAGTGCCCGAGTCATACCAGAAGACGCAGGCCCCACCCCCGATATTTCGCAAGTATCTAAAGCACTCGAAGAGTTAGGCAGAGCCAACCCTACGATGCAAAAAGAACCTACGGAAGAAACCGAACAAGGGTTCAAAGTCGAAAGACTGGTAGATCGCGTTAAAGATAGCATCGACGCAGACCTAGAGGATTCGCCTCCGGCAGACGTTCCTGATGTCGAACTCGAAGAACGCGCCGACCCACCCGCGGCATCGAGACAGATGGCGGCTAAACTTCCAGACGCAGAAGCCGATGCCGGAGAACCTGAAATGGAAGACTTCGGTGCAGATGTAGAGTTAGAAGAATCTCCGTCTGTTAGCGCCTCGGACATTGAAGAGTTTGCAGAAGATGTTCCGAATGGAATGGGCTATCTGAAAGTAGCTTTCAAAGATTTTAATCGTAAAGCGTACAATCCCGATAGCGTAGTTGACCGGCGTAGGATGCAGTTTCTTATGAACTTCTTGAAAAAGGCAGGGTTCCCACAAGACCCTGAAGAGCGAGCTTTAGTGGCTAAACAAGCTTTTCAACGGCTTCAAGAAGAGCTTGCCGAGTCTTCTGAAGCCCAGAGTTCTAGGACCCGACAAGCCATTGACCGAGAGTAAGTGGGCTTGAAGTGAAAGTATTATTTGTGTAAAGTTATTGCATGGCCGCTTCAACTGTAAATCACGCTGCATCTATGTCTGTAGACAGCGTAGCGCTGGCGTTTAACTCCGCCGCGACCTCAGCCCTTGACCCAACCCCCTATGTATTAGGACAACAAGCAGCTTCAGGCACTCCTGAGTCTTTAGTTGCTACAGGAGATATTGAAACGTCGGCGCATAGTGTTCTCTTGATGCTCAGGAATAATAACGCTACTTCGGATACCAACCCGGTATCTCTCGCAGTTTCTTTGGATGCGAGTACGACCACATTTGAAATATTCATACGCCCACAGCAAGTAAATATTATTACGGTCCACGATCTAGCTGACGTACGCGTACGTTCGTGGGGGAACTCTGGTAGCGATACAGTAGACTTTACTTACTTAGCGGTCCAAATGACCGCTTCGGTATAATTTAACAACCAACAATCATGGCAACATCAAACATCGAAAAACAATCCTTCGGGCAGGCTGGAGCGACTTTTGAATCTGGGACTACTGCTGTAACAGGTGAGTTCTGTTCTATCTTCTTTTTAGAAGACACAGTGTTTACCTCACTGACATGGCCAGAACTAGACGGCGACACCGTAGCGTCGGGTTCTGTAGTCTTCCCCGAAGGTTCTTCTATCTTCGGCCAGATCACCGCTTTCCAACTGTCTAGCGGAAAAGTGTTAGCTTACAAAGCTGCGTAATGCGTTTAGGATTGGGAAATAGCCAGAAAGCAAAACGCTTTCGGAAATTCGTAACTCGTTCTTCCACCAAGTTCGACGGGACGGACGATTTCGTGCAGTTCGCGCTTCCGACGGTGTTCAATGCCATTGGCAGCAATGATTTCTCAGTCTCGCTTTGGATTAACTCGGATGACCTTGCTAAATACGCTACATACACACGGCTTTTTGAAGCTGCATATGACACCAACAATTTCGCGCAGTTCAATATTGCGGAAGCCGGAAAACCTCGATTCAATGTGTTTGATGGCGGCACTCATTACGCCGTTGCTGTAAACTCTGTGCTCAATACGGGTCAGTGGTATCATATGGTTGGTGTCTGGGATGCCAGCGAGAATGCCGCAAAATTATACCTCGACGGAGTTTTACAGTCTGGTGGCAATGGGGGCAATTTAGACGCTGGATGGGGAGGAGTTCAAAACGGCTTTTTGGGGTGCAGGGGAGGTGCGGGCGGCTTCATGGACGGCTCTCTTGATGAGGTAGCCATCTTTTCTTCCGCACTCACAGCACGCGAAGTAGACGCCTTATACAACAACGGACAACCGACTAAAATAAGAACTAACCCAAACCTTGCCCACTGGTTCAGGATGGGGGAAGGCAAGCTGGACGGTAAGAGCGACGGGGATAGCAACCTGCTGTTTGACCAAGGACCGAATGGTGGACTGAGTAGTGAGCTGACTATTGCCAACCCATACGATTCTTCGGGGTGGACTACCTACGGCAACACAGTTAGTAACCCATCCACAAACTCAATAAGGGTAGCGCGAGGAGCATCTGGCGGCAGCAATAGCGCACTGCAAGCTTCTTTAGCAAGTGGCGGCATCCTCACAGGCAATGTTACTGTGGGCAAAACTTACAGGCTCAAGTTTGATTTTGAGACAGATGAGACATCGGGCACTATTGCGCTGGCTCGATTTTATGACGGGTCATCATATACAACACTTCAAACTGGATCAGGCTCAGTAAATTATCTTTTTACAGCAGCAAACGCTGGACTCGCGCTTGGCGCAATTGAACTGAGTCCAAATCAATACGTTCAGTTTTCTAATATTAGTTTTAAGGAAGTCCAGAACGTGGGCACCATCAATGGCGCAGTAATAAAAGACGAGAGCACCGCCGAAAGCGTCCCCAAGAAGACCCAGAATCTGCCCAGCGCAGGGAGCGCGAAGAGTATGGCGTTTGACGCAACGGACGAATTTGTGGACACAGGGTTCCAACCTGATTTCATCCACACTGATGCGACTATATCTTTCTGGTGCAACATGGCTAACTTCTCGGGGTTCCAAGCCTTGGGGTGCTATTCTAGCGGTAAGCAATTTTACGTTGGCTTCAATGGAACTGCCGCTGGGTTTGCGTTGCAAGCCACTGGCAAGAGCAGCACAGACATCAGCGCTCACATTACTGCGGGCCTATGGCATCACATCGCTTTAGTCGCTGATGGAGGCACTGCAACTTACTATGTTGACGGAGTAGCGAGAGATACACATTCCTACACACCCGCTGCATCTGCCAACCCTGACACAAATTTTTACATAGGGGCTATCCCTGACGGTTCGGGTGGACGCACTTATCATATGGAGGGTTCTGTTAGCGAGGTAGCCGTCTGGGACGCTGCACTCGATGGTGACGCCATCAAGGCCCTATACAACGCAGGGGAGCCCACACCTGTTGCCACAAAGACTGGGGCCTACGATATCTACAGGGACAACCTCAAGGCTTACTACAAGATGGGGGACGCCACGAACCCTGCGGCAGACGGGACGAGTAGCCGTGTAGATTCTCATTTGTTCGACCAAACGAATCCGGGACTAGGCGCAGAGCTATCTGTTGCAGACCCCTACACTACTGGTAGGTGGGGTGGGTTGGGCACTAACACTCCCACATTTGTTGCTGGAGAAAGTGTTCGTATTGACCGACCTGCAAGTGGAGGAAGCAGTTCTGGTGGATATGTTTATATCACAGACGATGCAATCGGTTTCCTCACGGAAGACCTAGTTGCGACGAAGGTTTACAAACTGACCCTTCTCTTTGAGACCGACGATTCCAACGCTCTTGTGCAAGTGACGGGAGGAGGTGGACACCACCAATCTTCAGCGGGCAGCGGAGTTAAGACCTTCTACATGTTCGGGCTCAGTGGAGCCCCTTACATGACCTTTGCGAATCTTGATAACGGCAAATTCCTCAAGGTAAGCCAACTGTCTGTTAAGCCTGTCAACGGAAACACCGGCACCATATCGGGAGCCACAATCCAGACAGAGGCACCCAAGCAGATTTACGCCCTACCTCCGGTGGCAAACACCAAGAGCATTATACTCGAAGGGGACGATGAGTTTCTGCAAACGCAAGTGGACGCAACTTTAGCCACGCGCTATTATAGCTTCTGGGCAAAAGCTACACGCACTACTGATAATCCTGTTTTTGACCACGGAGATACTACTGTAGGGTCATTTATTTTTAATCAAAGCTCAGGCAAACCGCTACTCTACACGAGCGCTGGAAACTGGAGATACTGGAACGATACTTCTGCCCAAGATGACGGCCTATGGCACCACTGGACCGTGTATTTTGATAGCGCAGACATTAACAATTCTAAGTTGTGGTGTGATGGAGTTGAGCAAACAGTCCAAGCCACTAGTGCCGGAACTCCCTCTGCTTACTCCACAGGTATTCGCATAGGTCGTGGCGGCAGCGTTTATTTTGAAGGCTCCCTTGACGAATTCTCCATCCATGAGGAACTCGACGAGGAAGCCATTCGTGCCCTATTCAACAGAGGACGCCCCATAGACATCTCTAAGTCTCAAGGAGCATACGATTTGAGCGACAAGGCGCTTCACTACTGGCGCATGGGGGACGCGACAAGTCCTGCTGCTGACGGCACCAACGATATAATCTTTCAGGGACTGGAAGCTGAAGACAGCGAGCTGATAACAGGATTTACAAATGGTTCCACTTATCCCTTTGACACCCTTGTCACTAGTGGTCGGGACATTACTTCTGCGATAGAAACCAGTGGTAACTTAGGTGCCGCTGTTTCCAACTCGTTCTCAATCCGCACCGGAGAAGTCTACAAGGTCACGTTTAACCTCGATTACATAAGCGGAACAAACACCGTAAATGTTGGCTTAAGAAGTGACGCTACTGGTGCCAACGTGAATCTTAGCAACATTTACAACACCAACACAAATGGCGTTAATGAAGTGTTGCTGACCGCAACAGGAGAAGACTCTACCGCACACCTGCAATTTCAACTTGGTGGCTATAGTAACTCAGTCAACTTTTCAGCTACGGATATTAGCGTCAAGCGACTCCGTGGGCAATACATCGGGCCAGAGCTGTTCAAAGCAGACGCTGACTTATATAAGGACGCCACTTGGTTTTCTTATAACGCCAACGAAGAAACCTTTCCAAACGGAACTGCTGCGAGGTTTTTCCGACCAACGAGCGGCGGCAGTGACGCTGGAGGTAAAACTAATCTTTGCGCGGGAACAGGAACTCATGCGCTGACTACTAATTTGGAAACCGGTTGTGTCTACAAACTTCAGTTTGATTTTCTCACAGACGATTCAGACGCTTTTCCACGTTATTACGACGGCTCGTCTTACACCTCTCTTCCTTCTGGAAGCGGAACTAAAGTATTTTATTTTGTGTATAGTGGGTCAACCAACACAATGCTTAATGTAAACGACCTTAGCGCCGACAAGTTCGTCCAGTTTTCTAACCTAAGCCTGACCAAGGTCGGAGGCGCAGCAGTGATGACCAACATGACAACTTCAGACCTACAACTAGATACCCCTTATTAACCATGAGTTACGAAAATAGAAAGTGGGTTGTAATGACCCTTGAAGCAATCAACGCCGGAGACATCAGCGAAGAGCAAACAGTCATCGACGAAGAAGGAGAGGAGACTACGGAGCAGGTAGTGGTCGGCAACACGTTTATTGATGCCGCCATTGAAAGCTCCAAGAACACTTTGCGTCTCTCACTAGACGGCACAAAGACAATTCTTAAGTGGGACGGTGAAACCCCTGAGCCTTTTGAGGGCATGGACACTTACACCCACGCAGAAATCTTGGCAGAACTTGCTGGTGCCGATTGGACCTCTCAGGAAAACACCCCGTAACCTGAACCATGGCTAACATTCAATTACAGCGCGGACAGCAACAGCAGATCGACGTTACATTCAAGAACTCCGGTGGAGCGGTCGTTGATTTTTCTAGCGGCTTCACAGGTGAGTTGGTCATTCGCCAAAAAGAGAACGGAGAGTTCATTACTGGAACTGTAATTGACACTTTAATCTCGGGAACCTCAACCCCCGCGGATGCCACAAAAGATAGCCGCATCACATTCCATGCGACCGCCCCCAATATTAAATTGTTGTGGAGCACAACACAGGCAGCGGCACTACCCAATGTGACCCAGACAGTGGCGGGAGATTTGAGAATAACTCAAGGAGGCCAAGTGGTACACCACGTAAATCTTACTTTTGATATAACACCTGAAATCATCGCATAATGGCTAATGAGACAATAACCATAACCCAGAGTCTTGATCAGGTAACTGTAGTTTCAGAGGGACCAGTAGGTCTTAACTCAGGGGGCACCATCTCAGGCCCCCTTACTGTTGGCGTCGATGGCACCGGCCACGACGTAAAGTTCTTCGGGGATACCAGTGGCAAGTATATGCTCTGGGACCAGAGCGCCGATAAGTTGTTCATCAACGGCGAGTTTGAGGTCAATGGCAGCGCCACCACTTTCAACTCAACTGTCATCACGATTGATGACCCCATCTTCTCGCTTGGTGGTCAGCAGCGGACTGACGCGCTGGACGACTCAAAAGATCGCGGCATAGAATTCTTTTACCACGACGGTGCCCAGAAGACTGGCTTCATGGGTTACGACGACAGTGCGGATGCGTTTACATTCCTGACGAGCGCGACGAACTCGAACGAAGTCTTTAGTGGGACGGCTGCAACTGTCCAGATGGGCCATCTTAATTTCGTCGAGGGTTCCGGCGGTCAGATCCAGTTTAATGGGACTGAGAAGATCAACATAGGCACGAATAATATCGGACTCCGCAAGCCTATCTATGGCATGGTGAGCACAATTGACATTGGTCTGTCGAGCAACCCGTTCCGCGATGGTTATTTTAGTGGCAAGGTCACCGTTGGAGCAGGTTCAGCGGGTAGCCCATCTCTTACTTTTTCTTCGGACACAGACACTGGCTTTTTCAACCGGACTGCTGGAGAACTAAATGTCGCCATAGGCGGTAGCTGGATTGCCAACTTCGCATCCACAGGCTTAAAGATCTATGCTGGCACCGGCATCTTCAACCGTAACGGTTCAGCCGCTGCGCCATCGTTTACCTTCAGCGATGACCCCAACACGGGGATGTATCGGTCAGGTGCCGATGCGTTAGGATTTACTACAGGTGGATCTGAGAGGTTGCGTATTCATTCGGATGGAAATATAGGAATAGGAGTCGCTTTACCGGCATACCCTCTACATATAAACGGAGCAACCACTGCAACGCTTGCGGTCCAGTGCAACGGCAACAACGCAGAGGGGAGCAAAATTCGACTCATTGAAGGAAGCAGCAATTACTCAGGCGCGTTTGTTCATTACGATGGGAGCGCTAACGCGTTAAACATTGGCGTTCACGCGCCTAACAACACGACCCTTTCTGATGACATAAACGTCATCACTATCCCCCGCGATACGGGGCGGGCCGGCATCGGCACTTCGGCACCATCGACAAAGCTTGAGGTAGCTGGCGCAAAAGGTTCCAGTGGGGTTATAACTGTTTCTGATACAGCTTCAGTTGCAGCGGGTGTCGGTGGAGAGATTGATTTTAAGGGGGTATATCAAGGTAGTTCCTTAACAGTATTCGGAAGCATAGAAGCAAAGAAAACGAACGCTACCGCTGGGGATTACGGAGCTGGCTTGGCTCTATCAACAAGAGTCAATGGCGGTGGTGGTCTTACCGAAAGATTAACAATTCTTGAGGGCGGCAACGTCGGCATCGGAACTACGGCACCGGCTGCTCTTTTGCATGTATCAGGCGCAATGGGTTCGGGGGTAGATGGCCCTGACAAGACGGGGATAAGGCTAACCAATACTCCAAACGGACAGACATGGAGAGTTGCATCAGGTTCAGGAGGGGTGAACCATAGCTACTTTACCATCGCAAGAGCAGGGCAATTCCCAGCTTTGACCATAGATACCTCTGATAATGTTGGTATTGATGTAACAGTTCCAGCGGCAAAGCTCGATATTGCTCAAAGCGCAGACAATAAGGGCATTAAAATTAACGGATACGACGATAAGTCAGGCGAGAACTTGCAAGCGTATGTTCAGTCTTCAGGCAACTCACAAATAAACGCTACGCGAGCACTATACATATACAGCGGCGGCAATTACGGGGGCGGCATTGGTAACGCCTCGAACGGCCTAGACTGGGATTCGTTCAATCAATTTACGTTTACAGCAGAAAGCTCCGCCAGAATCCCATTGTCTATTGAAGGCGCTTCGGGACAGTCGGGCGACTTATTTAACATCACAAGTAACGGCGGCAGCGCGGGTGATTTGTTGACAGTTGATAGCAGCGGAAACGTCGGCATCGGCACTACTTCACCAGCAGGTGAACTTGAAGTTCAAGGAACCGGCGACCTTTTGTATTTGCGCGAGACCGGACGCGAGGCCGCAACAATTACGGGGCAAGGCAACGGATCAGGAAGCCAAATGATATTCAAGACCCATTCAGGATCGGGTCTAGCTGAGGCGATGAGGATTTTGCCTTCGGGTAACGTCGGCATCGGAGTCACAAATCCGGTATATGACTTGACGGTTGCGGGTAATATTGGCCTCACCACCGGAACGACTAATTCTATCTTCCTAAACAATGGAAACGTCAGCGTAAAAGGTGATAGCAACAACAAGCTATTCCTTAATGCCCTTGACGAAATAAGACTAAGCACAGCGTCTACCGAAAGATTGCGAGTCGAGTCCGGCGGCACAGTCAGGGTCTTCGGCGACCTTCAGGTGGACGGCACGACAACGACTGTGAACAGCACCGTTGTCACTATAGACGATCCGGTTCTTACTCTTGGCGGCGACA